TAGGTGTTTGCCATTTCGCCATAGACGCGAACCGGGTTGTGATGATCCATCATATTGGGCGCACCCAGCACCCCTGGCTCGGTCGCGTTAGTGATGAAATACGACGCACCGGCCAAGCGGCTCAGCATCGATCCCTTGAGCAGAATGTTGGTCGCCCGATCCCACGGCGTGTCGACGTTGCTTTCGGTCGGCTCGTCCATCCTTTGATAGAGTTCGTTGCGTGCCCGGGCGTGCACCGTGCTGATCTGATTTTGCTGGTAGCGAGTGTCGTGCATGTACTTGTCGAGATCGGCACGCGTCTTGTTTTTCTCGACGTAGAACTTCGTGTTGGCGAGATAGCCCGATGTCTGCCCGGAATACGCCTCCATGTTGCGCATCAGATCTTCCGGGTCGGCACCGGCCACATACTCGCGCGGCTTGAACCCCTGACGCACGCCGCGGCGCAGGCTGAGCTTGGCGGCCTGCAGGGTGAGCCCAGCCTTGAGCGCGGCCTGCTGGTCGTCGTTGAGATCGCGGTACGAGTCCATGGTCTCGGCACGATCGATCAGCTTCTGCATCTGCGCGCTGGCGTATTTCTCATTCTCCTTGCCGCTGCCGCGCTGTACCGGCTCGGCATTGGAGACGTCGATGTCGTCGCCGTGCTTGGCGCGCCACGCCGCCGCGCTGGCATTGGCTTCACTCTGGTTCTCGTGGAACTCCAGCAGCTTGGGCTGCATCTTCACCCAGTATTTCTTCTCGTAGACGTCCGGTCCCTCGGCCACCAGACCGGGCTCGATCTCCTTGGCTTTGAGCAGGCGGTTGCGCAGATCGGGGTCCTTGTCCTGCAGTTCATGCAGTTGATCTTCGGTGTACTCGCGCGCCCGCTTGCCGGTGCGCCGGTCGATGAACCATTCGCCGCCGCCGATCTGAGCGACACCGAATTTGTCGAACATGCGCTTCTCGAAATCCGCAGCAGCTTCCCGCGTGTCGAACATGCGCACGCCGTCGTCGATCGGTTGCTTGGTTACGCGATCAATCGAACCGACCGTGCGCTCGCCGTTGTTGCCGCCTTCGGGCATCTTGAAATTGCCGAGGATCGCCCAGTTGCCGTGCCGCGTCAGCGGGATGTACGGCCCGGCCAGCATCTTCAGCTCGGGCGTGCGCCGGATGCGGCCAATCAGATCACGATAGTTGGCGCGCCCCGCCTCGTTCTTGATCGCTTCGAGCCGCGCCTTCTCAACGTTGTTGAGCGGTTCACCCAGGATGTGCTTCTGGATCAGCTCCATCGCGGCATTTTTCAGCGCTGGCGTGTCAGCATTCTTGGGCAGCAGACCGAGATGCTCGACCAATGCCTTGGTTACCTCGTGGCGGATCTCCTTCTCGCGCTTGGCGTAAAATTCATGCAGCAACTCACGATGCTCGACGAAGCCCTTGATTTTTGCCAGCTCATCAAAGCGCTTCTGCATCTCCGGATGATTCCGGACAACCTGGGCATCGCTCAGCGCACTGAGATTGACGTGGTTGTTTTTGGCATCAGTCAGCGACTTGTCGGCGTAAGCGCCGTGCATCGTCTCATCATAGAGGAATTTCTTGACGGCCCGTTGGGCATCCCGGCTGAGCGCCCGGAACCACTTCGCCGTGCTGTACAGATAAGGTTGATCTTCCTCTCGGATGAGACGTTGCCGCTCGGTGGCAATCTTAGCCATCACTCGCGTGATCGGCTCGACGAGTTTCCTGAACTCGGGCGAGCCGCGATGGGCAAGATCGCGCGTCGTATGGAGCGACATGCTCGTATCGAAACTGCCTTTACCGGCCGCCATGTCACGCGCCTTGGTTAGCACTTTGGTGGCAGCATCGCGCACCGGACCGTAGCGCCGCCCGGCGACGTCGGAGATCGCACCGGGCCTGCCTTCCATCGCCAGCCGATCCATCGTCTTGGCTAAAAGCTTGTCGGTGCGGCCCAGCACCGTCGAGGTGTCGCGGAACAACACGTCGAGCGCGGTGTCGGCATCCTTCTCGTTGCCCATCAAGCGGCGCCACGCATCGCGCACCGTGCGATAGAGCCCGTTCAAAACATTCTTGACGCCTTGAATGACGCCCGTACCGGGCGCCGATGCCCGCTGCAGCAGGGCACGGAACTCCGGATTGGACGACGCCTCCGCCAGGAATTCATGCGGGTCGCGCAGGCCGTAGAGCAGGCGCTCGTTGGTGACGCCAGCCCGCTCGGCATGACGCTCGGCACGCTGGCGCAAGTCTTCGACTTCGGCGTTGAACTCGGGGTCGGTATGCAGCAGGTTCTCGGTCGCCGCATGGACGTGCTCGTGCACGACGTTCTTGACGTAGTCGCCGCTCGACACGTTGTTGCTGAGCACGATGCGGTCGTGGTTGGGCTGGTAGAAGGCTTGACCCTCGCCATCGCGACCGACCACTTCGACCGGCGCATGCAGGACTTGCACGCCGTCATTGACCTTTGACAATTTGTCAAGGAACGCCGGGGTGATGAACGGCGACACATCGGCCGCCTCGCCTGCAATGATCAGTTCCTTGGCCCGGTCGAGCGAGGCGCTGGCCGGTTCGGGATCGCTGATCAGCGGATGCTGGGGGTCGTCGGTCGCCAGCGCGTCGCGCGCGTCATTGACTTCGGCGACATGCTCCTGTGCCGTCTCAGGTGGCGGCCCATCGATCGGTCGGTTACGGCGATTGTTCTTCAGATCCTCGATTTTCTGATCGAGACTGCGAGGATCTTCACCACCGACTAAGCGGCTTGTTTCTACGGTGTGCACCTCGATATCCGCTAATTTACGTTCAAGCTCTGCCTCAGTAAGCCGCTGACCACGGGCTTGCGATGCTTCGAGGCGTTGCTTGGCAGCAGCGAATTCTTCAGCGCTCAACTCGCGACGGGGCGGCCATGGCACTCCCGTCGGCCAGTCAGCAGGTTTTTCAGGTGCGTTAGCAAAAAATTCCGGTGGCAGTGCTTTGCGCAACCCCGCGATTTTCTTGCCCTTCTTCGACCGCTCCCGATCGGCAATGAGCTGAGCCCAGTCCTTTCGTATCGTCCTCGCCTGCTGTCGACGCGCCGCCTCGGTTGTCGGCTCAGTGAGACCAGCGGCCGCTTGCTTCTCGATCAGCGCTTCTTCCGGCGTCAGTTCCTGCGACGGAAGGTCCTTGGTTAGTCCTTCTTCCTCGTCACCTTCAGGCGCTTTCGCTTGTACACCCCTCTTCTCCTCCTCAACTTGCTCACGGTGCGCCCGACGTCGTTCATTGATCGCCTCTAAATCTCCCGCGTGATAGTTGCGCCAGTCGTCGGCTAGTCGCGCCAGCCAATTATTGGTCCGGCGCCCATAGCGTTCGATGGTTGCCGCCGGAATAGCGGTGGTCTTGGTCGCACCGATTTCGAACGCTCCAACATCGGGAACCGCTTCCATGCTGAGCTTGATGGCCTCACGCGCGTTCATCATGTCGGCGAGCATGTTGAAGTGATCAGCCACCTCTCCGGTCTTGCCGATCTTGTAGCGTAGACGTCCATCGGGAAGCCTCTCAGCGCTAGGCAGATCCCAAACGATCGAACCGCCACGCGGCGCTGTCAGTGCCTTCTGTTTTTCTATGTTGTGTTTTGCCAGAAAAATAATGTCGTCGATGATAGGCAGCAGCAGTTCACGCGCCGCCTTGCTCTGCTCATACAACTGGCCTCGCCAGAATGTGTAGCGAGCCCGATATTCTTCCTCTAGTTTTCGATCTGCCTCCCGTTCGCGGAAGCTCGCAGCGCCACGCTCTTTTGGTTTGGTGACCAGCTCCTTGGGCCGTTCCGGTTTATGGCTGACCCCCTGCAAGGGGTCGAGCAATTCAGGCAGGCCGTTGAGACCTTTGCCGAGATATTTCTCCAGCACGCTGTCGATGGTGAACTTGATGGCCTCGTCACGCGCTGCCGATTGTTTTGCCCGAGTGGTTTGAGTTCGCGTCGTCTGCTTGGCACGCCTCTGCTGACCGGCCCAAAATTCCTGGGCTGCTTTGGCGACTTCCTCTGCCGTCGGCAAGTCGCCGCGAAACTCACGCCGCTCTGCACCCGCCGCCATTTCCTGCGCTAGTTTCTCCTGAACCAGTGCAACCGAGCGCTCTTGTCCCATCGGGCGCTTCGCCGCCTCCTGCTGTGCGGTCGTTTCCTGCTCCATCAAACGAGCTGTGGGCGTACCGGGGGCACGCTGTTTCCGCAGGTTTGCTTGTCGCCGTTCAAATTCGGCGTGCGATATGGTTTCACCTTCATGTTGGAACGTACCGGGCTCGATCCTCTGCCCAGCCGCCGTGCTCTCACTCACCGGACCGGCCTCGTAGAGGCGTTTGCCCGCAGCCGCGCGTGCCTGCATGTATGGTTCGTTCTCGACGGCTAATCGGTCGCGCCACTTCGCAATTGCAGTTGACCGTTCATCAGCCTTTAGAAGTTTTTGACGAACCCATTCCGGCGTAAGCAACGGTTGTTTCGATTGGATGTTGCTCATCTCCTCAAGTGCATCGCGCACCGCTTTAACTTTCAAAAATTCATTAGGCGGAAGTGCACGGTGCGGGCGAAGTTGAGCAGCCAAATCATTGAACCTCGCCACGACCGGTTCTATTCCCCTCAGCGGTGGTTCGACGCGCGGCAGCGCCTTGACGAATATCGGTTCCTTGCCGTTGGCAATGCGTTCAGCATCGAGCCGCTGGGCTTCGCGCCGGAACAACTGGCTACGAAGAATTCTGTCTCGCCGTGACAGCGGCTTACGTTCTGCTGTAGCGCCGACCCCTCTCATGCCTTCCAGTCCCGCCGTCGCCCTTATGTCCGACGGCGTCCGCATCTCTTCATGGAATTTGGCAAGCCGGTCGACGAACTGCTTCTCGGCCGCCGTCAACAGCTCGCCCTGCATGGTCGGCACTTCACGGGGCTGGCCGAACCTGCCTTCGAGCTCAGCCGATACCGCTGGCTCAGGTCCGCCCGGCCGCTCGCCGATCTGTTTGAGATAACCCTTGGGAGCGAGCCCGGCCTCGCGGCGGAGATGCTCGACATTCATCGCCTGCCGACGCAGCGCTGCCCATCCTTCGAGCGACGGGTCGCCCGCTTTGTAGACCTTGATGGCCGTCTCAAGGGCCCGCTCAAGGCCGGTTTTTTGCTTGCCAGTGCGTTGCGGCGCCCTAGCCTCCTGCAGGGTAGCCACCGCGGCGTCGCGCTCTGCCTGAGCCTTCTCTGCCCTTTCGTGGGCCAGTCTGGCAAACCCTTCCGCCTGCTGTCGAGAAACCGCTTCAGATGTCCCACCGGCACCCTCGGTTACTTGAGGTGCCTCGGTGCGCGCATGGGGTGCCTCAGTTACTCGAATGGTACCCGGCGTAACTGGCGTTTCTGGCGATACTTCCCGCACCGCTGGTTCAGCCAGTTTTGCCATAGCAGCAGCGTGATCCTGCCTCACTCTCTCGATGTCGCCAGCTTCTAGGCGAGCCCTCGTCCGAGCGTTCCCCTCAGCTATCCTAGCCCGCGTTGCAGCCGCCTCTGCCTCATCCGCAGCGGCGACGCGCGCCTTCATCTGCTCGGGTGTTTCACGCCGTGCCAGCGCTGCTTGATATTCAGCAGACGGTTCACCAGCGCCTTGAGGCGGCAGCTGATCACCGTACTCCTCCTCAACGCCGGGACGGCCCAGTCGACGCTGGAAGCGCGGCGGGATAGGCCGGTTGCGATCGGCGTACTGTTGGTACCCCGGTAAAGGTCGCTCGGGCTGACCCGGCAGATAGGGGCCGCCTTCGAACGGCGCTCCGGCAACGCCCGGCTCTAAGGAAGGCGGAGGAGCCGGGCGCGCCGGTCCTGCAGTGGGGGATTCTGGGGGAAGACCAGCTGCAGGAGGTTCGCGTTTTAGCTGATCTTCCAGCCAAGCGCGACGACGAGGATCGGCTTCGGTCTGAAGCTGCCTTTCCAACCAAGCGCGACGCACGCCCGGTGCTGGCCCGGGCGGCGGTTGAGGCACAGCTACATCTGGAGGCGGTGACGGCAGTGGCGATGGCTCAGCTGCTGGAGGAGAAGGCGGCGGTCCGACATCGGGGGGTGTCGGCGGAGGTGGTCCAGCACCGGGAGCTGGCGGCGGTGCACCCGGAGGCGGTTCGGGTTGAGGCGGCAGTTGATCGCCATATTCCTCCTGAACGCCCGGTCGCGGCGGCGGCCGACGCGGCGCCTTCGGCGCGTTGCGATCGACATAATCCTGATAGCCCCGGGGCTGTGGCGCTTGCGGCCCCGGCGGCATGTGCGGTGCCTCAGGCCCACCCGGGATGGGCGGCGGCCCGGTGTCTACCGCCAGCTGACCGGACAGTACCGTCTTGAGTTCGCTGTCAGGCTCGGGCGGCTTCTCTTTGCCGGGGGGCGGCGGTGGTTCTGCTTCCTTTCGACCGGGCAAATGCAAAGCCGTCAGCGGCAGCATGCTGAGCGCGCCTTCCTCCGTGCGTTGCGCCATGACATGCGGATCGACGTTGGGCTGCAGACCCGCATTGACCAACTGCTGCTGCTGCGTGTAGGCGCCGGTCGCGGCCATCGTCGCACCGGCCGTTCCTGTCTCGGCCCCACCTTGCAGGCCACGCTTGAGAACACCGCCGGTGCGGCCGGTCAACAGGCGGGTGACGAAATTCGCCGCATCCTGCTGGGCGGCAGGAAACAGCCGACCGATAGCGGCATAGCTCATACCGCTGGCGGCAGCATTAATCACCGCGCCGGTAACGTCCTTGGTGTCCTGATAGAATTTCTCTCTAGCCGCCTTCTCATCGCCGTCGAATTCGCGCCATGCCTTCTGAAAAACCGGTGACGCCTGCAGTTCAACAAGCGACGTCTTCATGGCGTAGTCGCGCTGTTGCGCCAGCGTCTCGCCCAAAGTCTGCAAACCGAACTCCAGACCAGTCGCCGCAGCACCCGTGGTCGCCGCAGCGCCGATGCCCAGCCCGGCGCGCGTTGCCAACGCTGCGCCACCCGCACCTGTAAGAGCCGCCGCTGTGACCGGAACGGCAAATCCGGCAGCGTCGCTCAACAGCTTGGAGCCGATGTCAGGCCATGCACTGCGCTGGCCGTACTCTGGAAAATACGACGCAGTATCGATTGCCTTTTGACGAGGCGACAGACCTTCCTTCAGGCCCTTCTGCCAGTCAGCAACCTCTTCGTCGGCGGCCTTCGTCGTCTCCGGAAACAGACCCGTCCCGCGCAACGCCGTCGTACCGGCGCGTATCGCGCCAACCGCCGGTTCGGCGACTTTTGACAAAATGTCACCGCCCAGTTCGCCCCATGTCCGGTGTTCGGTATCCGGCTTATCCTCCGCCGTCGTGTCCCTGACGCCTGTCAGGAACGAGGGGTCAGTGAAAATAGTTGCCATTATTCACTCTTCGGTATGGCAGGCCAGATGGTGCGATAGGCGCGTTCGACCAAGCCCGGCTTTTCGGCCTCCGCTTTCTTGGCCGCTTCGTCAACAAAGAACTTCTTTCCTGCCTTATAGCCTTCAACGCGCGCCCGTTCGAGCGCCGCCTTGCTGATCGGGTCGACGCTCAACGTCGTGCCGTCGGCAAATCGCAACAGGTGATAGTCACGCGGATCGCGACCGATAACCTCGTAATTGGTACCCGCCGCACCCTTGCGACCGTTTATGCCAGTGCCGTTGATGGTCGGAACGACGTGCTTATCCTTGTCCAAAGTGACAACTGGCGAGCCCGCCATCATGACGTAGCGCATCACCTGATCCGGCTGGATGTGCTGGTTCGTCAAAGCAATGTTGGTTGCGGCTTGGTAGAGCTGTCCATAATCCGCCGTCGGATTGCCGTCCGGCCCGACTTTCTTCGGACCTGCCATCGTGTTCAGAGGCGACACTGTAAAATTGTAGCGCGCGTCAAACGATTCTTTGGGGTCTGTCGCGGCCTGCTCTTGCTGCGACTGCGCCAGCAGTTCGTCACCCGGACCTTTTAGAACGGCAGCTTGATCGGCGCGCACCTTAGGGCTCTGATACGGAACCTTGGTCGGCTGCAGGTCGGCACTCAGCTTGGCGTGATAATCCTTCAACGCTTTTTTATTCTCTTGATCGACCTGATTATTGAGCTCGCGCCGCATCACCTGCATTTGTTTGATGTAGTACGGCTGGCTCTTGGGCGGCAAAGTCGGAATGAGCGTTTGCAGTTCCTTGATGTCGTCGCGCTTGTTCGCATAGTCATCGACCGTCACTGGCTTTGGCGGGCGCAACGGCTTACCCGTCGTATCCAACACGGTGCCATTGTACATTTGATCTTCCTGAGCTTTACGAGCCAGCTCTTCCTGTTGCTCGTCGAAGTCTGGCTGCTGAACGGCCGGGGGCGGTTCCTTCGTCGGCAAGGGCGGCGGTTCATGCGTTGGCGTTGGCTGATCGCCCTGCGCTGGCGGCTGGCTAACCTCCGGGGTTGGCTCCCGCGGAAGCGGCGGATACCAATTAGGATTGATAGCGCGCGACGGCGGCGCTTGCGCTTGCTCAACAGGTGGCGGTTCGGCAAGCGGCGGCGGCTGATTGCCGTACAGCATCGGCGGAGCGCCAGGGTCGAACGCCGTATCAGCCATAGCTAGCTCTCGTCAGGCGGTGGAGGCGGTTCATCGACGCTGCCTTCACCGCCGCCTTGGGATCTCGTCGATCCGTCGGCGGTCGACCTGTCTCCGCCTCCCGGTTGACTACGGGCGACAATCTCGCGCGCCCGCCTCTCGGCGTCGCTCAGCGGCAAGCCACCGCCACGACCCGTAGCGAGGCCGCGCCGCAACCGTTGATCCTGCAGGAGCAGCGTGTTGCGACGGATCGCATTGTTGAGCTCGCGACCCTCAGCGCCTCGATCGGGCGATCCCTTGAGCTGCGCCGCGGCCGCTCCCAACGTCTGCCACAACAGATCGCCGTTGGTGAAGCCACCGATTGCCGCCAACAGCCAGCGGCCATCGACCGGCGTGACCGCCGTCACCTTGTCGGTCCGTGGATCGCTCGTGATGAGCGATCGACCGTCTGGGCCAACCTTGTGCGTCATACCGTCGGGCAACCAAGTTGCCGCAGCTGCGATCTCGCGCAACGCCCCATGGAAATCGCCAGCCTTCACCTTGTCGGCAGCGACATGGGCATGGCTGGCCGCTTCGAGGTTGGCATACTGAACCAGGCCGTAGGCCATCTTATTGGCCTGCTCGACACGACCTTGCGACAGCAGCGTTTTATAATCGCTCAGCATACCGCGCAGGATCGCCTCACCCGGCTCGAACTGACCGCCATTGCTGTAGCGGTTGACGTAAGCCTGCCCAACGACACGGCTCACGGCCTGATCGCCAACTGGCGGTGGCTGGCCGTTGGGCCGCGCCTGTGCCTGAGTCCCAGCACCGACCAACACCTGAGCCAGCTCGTCGTTGGTACGGCGGCGTGTCGGGTCGTTGTAATCTACTGTCGGATCGTACGCCGCTGCCCGGCGAGGATCACTCATCGAGCCGGGCGGCGGCGCTGGCACGGGCGGCGCGCCCGTTTGCACGGCACGCGGTGGCGGCTGGGTTGTCGGCGGCGGCTGGGTTGTCGCCGGCGGCTGCGTTGTCGGCGGTGGCTGCGTTGTCGGCGGTGGCTGCGTTGTCGGCGGTGGCTGGGTTGTCGGCGGCTGCGTTGTCGGCGGTGGCTGGGTTGTCGGCGGCTGCGAATTAGGAGCAACACGTACCGGTCCCGTTGGTTGCTGCTGATCTCGCGCCGCTTGCTGTTCTCCCGGTCCCGCCGCTGTACCAGCCCCCGCACCGACAGGCGGCGGCTGCATCAAGGCTTCGGGCGGGATGCTAGAAGCGTCCTGCAGCCATGGCGGCGCAGGGTTTAGGGCTTGATCAGGCTTCGGCGCCATAGTCGGCGACTGCGCTGCCCCTGCGCCCGGCGGCGGCGCTTGCGCTATCGTCTGACCGGTCGGTCCACTCGGCCGCGTCGCCCGATCGGCCGCATCCAACGTACGATTGCGCCAGTCGACATAGTCGTCGATCGATTTTGTGGCGCCGCTGACATCGATCTTATTGCGTGCCCCTCGCTCACGCGCCAACGCATCAGCCGCTTCCTGGCGCTGACGCTCCTCAGCGGGATCGCTGGGCGCAAAAATGCTCGTGCTGTTCAGATCACGTAGACGCTTCAGCTCTTTCTGGTTGCGCTCGTACTCGCCCAGCGACCCTTCCGGACTGACGAAACGATTGACCGCCGACGCGGCTCGTTCGAATTTCGACGTCGGTGCAACAGTCGGCGCTGAAGTTTCCAGCGCACGCGCTTCGCGCGTATCCTGCTGGCGTCCCTTTTCTTGCTGCTCGGCACGGTATTTATCGCCTTCGGCCCGCCATTCGGACGTCGGACCGAGCACGCCCCAAGGTTCGCCAACGACACGATTGATCCGTTGCGCCGCCGTCCCGCCCGCAAGATCCAGCATCTGCTTGGTGATCACATCGGGATCGCTCGGATCGACCTCGCCACCGGGATCCGTCGGATCCGTCGTATTGCCCGGGACCGTCGTCTGAAGCGCAACCTGCGGTGAATAAGGCGGCGTGCGCAGACCCGGTGCCAAGGGCAACGGCGACTGATTATCATCCGACGTGCCGTCATACCCCCGCTCGGACGAACCGCCGCGTTCAAACCTCTGAACGTTGCCGCCGCGCCGATAGGCAACGCCGCCCGGATGCGAGCTGTCGTCCCACCGTTGCCGTATGTCAGGCCGCTGACCGTAGTTCGGATCGGAGGTATAGCCGAAAGGCGAATTCCGCGTCGGGTCGTTGCGCTGGTAAAACTCAACCGGAGGCGACGGCATGACAACGCCACGCGGTTGATCTTCATCGTCGTCGTTTGCCGACGGCCTTCTGACGAGCGGGACAGGTTGACGATCGCCTTGCACGACGTCGCCGCCGCGCCGGTACATCATCGGTGCATCGACGCGAATAGCACCACCGTGCTGCATACCCCCTATGGCGGTCCCCTGATCGGTTGTCGGCGGCATCGATGAAGCGGCTATTGGCGACGGCGGTGGCGGCGCCGTTGTCGGCGCACGGATCGCTGGCGGCGGTGGCGCACCAGGTGTCGCCGTCGAAGCCGCCGTCGGTACGGCAACCGTCGGCACGTTGGGCGGAATGCCGCCCGCTTGCGCCGCCTCTCGGTTCTTTTTCATTTGAGCGCGATCTTCAGCATCCTGCTGGTTAAGCTGACGCGCCCGATTAGCCAACGCCTCGTAGTAGTCGTTGTGCGGATTGCTAACGAGGTTCTGAGCGGCTTGTGCCGCACCCAGTCCCTCGAAGATCTCGTTTCTGAGCGTCATGCTGCCCCCCTCGCACCGGCCGACATGAACGCTGGCGGCGACATCGCCATCGCCTGCGGCATCGGTGCCTGCTCCGGTTCAGCTTTTGGACCCGCCATTTCGCGGTGGGCTTTTTCGATCAAGCCCTGAAGATATTTCTCACCATACCAGCTGGCGACATCCTTGGGCACGACGAACTCGCCTTCGTTCAAAAGCGCATGTACATCGTCGACCTTTGCGCCGCGACTGGGCGACGCCGACGGCGGAACGCTGTTTGACACTTTGTCAATTGAACCGCCGCGCGCCGCAAGGCCGAAGCTCATGTCACTTGCAACGTCGCTGCCAATTTGACTGCTGTCACCAGTAACGGCGTCCCCTATAGCGTTACCCGCCGCCTTGCCGATCATCGGTCCAACGACAGGAATGGGGATAAACGATCCCGCGACCTCGCCTACGGTACCAAGGATGTCACCGAGGAAGCCGCCACCCGCCATCGCCGGAACCATGCCGCCTTCCTCGCCATATATGCCAGCACCACCCGCCATGCCCGGACCCATGGCTTGGGCCGTCGTGTAGCCGCCCGGCGACACGTTCGAAATGCCACCGCCAGCGCCACCGCTGCCGCCCCCGGTGCCAGCGCCGAAGATACTTCCCCAGCCACCCGTGCCACCCACGCCACCGGCCAACTTGCCGACGCCACCCAGCAGACCGCCGATGCCGCCGATCGCTGCGCCGATGCCGCTCGAACTCTGGTTCGCCAGCTGTTCCCGTTGGATCTGTTGCTCATTGGCCGTCAAGCCAGCGCTCGTCTGCATGTTGGCGGCGACCGGCCACTGATTGTAGGCGCTCATTCCCAATTGGTTCCACTGCATCGGCGTGCCCATTGTCGCCGCGCCCGACGCCGTTGTCGCGAGACCGGTATTGACCGCCTGATTGCCTGCCGCCATGCCCGCACCCGCCTCGTTCACGACCTGACCGGGCAGCACCGCGCCGGTCGCGATGGCGTTGGCAAGATACTGCTGCCCCAGCTGCTCAGTCTGGCGACCTGCCGTGGTTTCCTGAGCAGTAGCATCGGCTGCAGCTTTAGCTTGCAAACCGGCATCGAGCCCGGCAAAGCGCCCGGCCGACGGATCGATATCATAGCTCCCCAAGGTTCGCTTTGCCGCATCAGCTGCTGCTTGTGACGATATTTGTGACGTCGCGCCCGCCGCCCCCTGTGCCGCCGCGATGCGCTCCGGCGAAGCATAACCGCGGGCGAAATCCATCTGCTGCTGCATCGCCGGAACGTAGGTGCCCTCATAGAGCGCACGATCCGACATAGCCGCGTCGCTCATCGCCTTGCTGGTATCGAGTGCCCGGCCGGTCACCGTGCCAGCCGTTCCCGCATTCTGCGCAAACTGCGACTTCGCCCAGTCCATCTGCTGCTGCTGATCGGCCCAATTCTGATACGCCTGATTGGTCACACCCCGGATGTACATATCGAGATCGAGCGGACCGGTGTTTGCCATCGTCGTCTCCTAGGGATGGTTCGCTTTTGTCACTTTCGAAATCGCCACTGCATTGGCGAACGCCGCGTCGGTTTTCGGTGTCGTCTGCTTACCCGGCAAATTGCCGCTCATGATTTCGACGGTTTGCTTAAGCGCGTCGATAGATTGATAAAGCGATTGTGGCGTATCGCTGGGAGAAGGAACCGTCGGAAAAGTTATAGCCATCACACTTCTCGCAATTCACGGGCCGATGTTGCGACCTGCACATTGTAGATCATCAGCTGACCCGACAGTTCGATCTGGGCAAAGTCCGCTTTGTAACCGGACGGCAGACGAAACTGCTGACCGGACGGCGGGATTGCCCGAGTGTATCTGAGCTTCTCATCGGTATAGAGTTTGAACAGCTGACTGCCGGTGATCGGCAGTCCCGGTGGCAGATCATAAAAAATCTTCGCTGCCGCCAGATTGTCTTTGAATTTCAACTGGAAAATTTTCGACTGCCAGCGATAGCTTTGACGCGGATTGTGCTGCCGACGATCGACGTGAAACACCTGGCCATTGCGAATGACCATCGTCTCGCCGGTCCACAGATCGGTCAACACATTGTAGGTCGGCGTGTCGCAAGTCAGGGTCATGAAACCGAGATGCGGATCACCAGCAATATACGCACCCACCAACGTGCCGGTGTAATCCGGCACCTGAAAAGCGTCCGCTACCTCGAAAGTGTCGTCCTGAAAAACGCCATCGATCGCGCTGGAGTAAGCATAGTAGCCGTTCATGAAAAACGACGCGCGAACGGTGCGCAGGTTCAACAACTGTGACCATTCATCCTTACGGATCGTGTTAAATGTTAAATTCTGACCACCAGCCGGGCCAATCATGATCAAGCCGTTGTTCGAGGTGTAAAGCACGCCGTTGGGCGAGCTGACAATCGAACCGGAAGAAGTGCACGGTTCGAGCGGCTGGACCTTGCGCAGAGCCATCACCGAAGGATGCACGCCGGTCGCGACGTAGGGTTGACCGTCTGTCAAGATCATCAGGTTCTGATCGATCGTGCCCAGGCCAACGACCGGGCTCTCGACGCCGACCATATATTTGACCGGCCATGCATGCGGCCGGTAAGGCTCGCAAAACCACACCTCGTTGTTGCGCCAACCCGCCACCATGCCGTTCGGCATCGACACCAGACCTACAAGATCGGTCGGTGGAGCCGCCCAATCCTCGCTGGCCAGTATGCCGCTATTAACGACGGTGGTGCTTGGGATGTTGTCAGCGAACGTCGTCGTCGTGATTGGCAGCTCGGCGACAAAGAAAAATGCGACAGTGCCGTCCGTGCCGGTCTCCGTGCGATAGATGCGCAGCGTTGTCAGAGTACGGTTGGCCGTATCGGTCACCGTCGGCGGCGTCATCGTAAGATTCCAAATGCCAGCGGAAGCCGATCCTAACGCGATCGTTGGCGGGCTCGGCTGGCCTTCCTCGCCATCAGCTGACACCCATGTATAGACGTAAGCTCGCGATTCAGTCGGCGCGGTTGTCGTGTCGGTCGGCACGACAGTCGGGGCCACTTCGGGCCGGGGAATGCCCAATATCAAGTTAGGGTTTGTCGATTCGTTGACCGGCGGAGCACCTGCTGTCGACGCTGCCCCTGTATCGATAAAAGTCGTGCTGGTACCAACGGGGCTGTAATGGACATTCTCAGTACCCGCAGTGGTGCCACGATAGACCTTATAACCAATCGCACCAGTAACGGCCGCCCAGTTGACCGTGACACTGTTTGTGGCCCCCGTACCAGTCGTCGTCGACAGCTCATTAGACTTCAACGTCTCGCCGTTTCCGTTCACTGCCGTAACGACATAAAAATATTGAGTGGCTGCTGGAAGCATGCCGCCCGTCGTACTGCCAACCAGAGAACTTAAAACTGGCGGCGAAATAGGACCGCCATTAGCGATACGATTTTTCGTTGTGTAGCCCGGGGTCATCTGCCCATTGGCAAAATAAAAACTTCCGCCGTTGGCTTCATCCGTGATTGGCGAGCGCACCACGAACGTGCTGACGACATCGAACTCTAGCCAATAGCTGTCGAGCATGTTGTCGATTGACGGACTTGAGATAGGGATCCGAAAAGCGTAGCGCGCGTTCGGATCGGCCAGCGTATGGATCGGAATATCGGCGGCCAGCGGTTCGAGCCTACCGGGTTGCAGAAAGGCGTTCTCGCAATAGACAGAATTTTGCGGCGGCAGCAGCCGCGCATCAAGCATCGGGATCTGTCCACCAAACTGTTCGAGCTTGATGACCGGCATGATCAGGCTCCCGCTTTTGCCCGGTGCGCCGCTTCGGCTTCCTCGACGGCGCGAAGTTTATCGTCAGCCTGTTTTTGCTTTTCCTCGGCTTCAGCGGTCAGCTTGGCCTTTTCATCGGCGAGGCGCGCCGCCTCGGCTTGCGCCATTTTGGCCGCATTCTCCTGAGCAGCGGCACGACCAGCTTCCATCTCAAGCCGGGTTTTCTCAGACACAACCGGAGACACAACAACCGGCACATCCTCGGCGTCCGTCACGTCAGTTATTGGAGAATTCTTTTTTGACACCATATCAAGACCTCAGGTTTTAATGATGTAATTCATGATGATCAGCGGCGGCAAATTCGACATCGCATCTGTCACGTTATTGCCATCGTTGCGAATGCCGCCAGAACCGCTAAACGTAATATTGACTTCGCTCCAAGCGTGGGTATGACCCGACGTCGCGACACCGACATCAGCGCCATTTGGCACACTCTGGAATGGCCCAGACGGTCCACCGGTCGTACCCGATACACTGCCGGAAACGCTGACATCGACGGTGCCGTAAACTCGCGGCTGATTCTGCTGCTGACCACCGCCGCTGCCCGGTGTGCTGGCATTGGGAATGTACGCCGTAATACGCCCGGTGCCCGCATCGGGGCCAAAAGGCGCGCGACCACGCAGATCAGGCACACGAAACTGCTGCGATGTTTCACCACCCAAATTGTAAGTACCGAGGATCACCGCATAGAGCGCAGGGTAAGTGAGCTGACTGACAATTTGAGCGTTGCACAGAAGCCAGCCCGTCGGCGCGGCCGCGCCCGCAAACAACGTCACGAACCCGGGCGGAATTATCGACGTGATCGGCAGTTCGGTCATCGATCCCGGACCAGCACCTACCGCCCGGCCGATCACGACGCCGTCGACCGACGCTTCGACGTCATGCGTGTCGTTCCAATTCGACGGCCGAACAAGTGACGAATCGGTGCCGTCGCCTTTAGGTGAATGGAAAAGATGTTTGATCGTGAACATCGCTCAAGTCCATGGTTTGCGCGTGACAGTCGCAAAGCTCTGCGGATACGCCCAGTTCTGAGCGTTGAACACGTTGGCGTGACCATCGTTGGCACGCGCCATCGACCGACCGGAGATGTACGCCTTCTGGTTGGCCTGGGCGAGCATCGGGTTGGAATAGGGTTTCTGTGGCTCGACCATCAGCCGGGCGAGGACCCCGCGTCCCACCGTGTCGGCGTATTTGTCGGGGATCCAATCGTCGACCACCGGATAGAGCGTCGTAGCATCGACATCGCTGGTTCGCTTGGCAACGATGGCACCCCATGTCGCCGAATTGCCCAGCGTCCGCGGCAGCACCATCACCCCAGGCACGCGCATCATAATGCCGCCCATTGGCCAACTCATGACCGGCTGAGTTACATCGTAAACAAACATCAGACGATTGATCTGACCGGCCGTCGTCGCCGGTAAAACGTAGCTGGCAATGTCGGGCAGGATGTTGACCGTCAGCGTCTCCTGCCAGATGTTGGTGTGCTGGGTGAAGTCGTCCATCACCCGGAACAGCTCCTGTCGCAGCACCGCGTCAGCCACGCTCGGCAAGTCTTTGCGAACATCGGCGAAGATACGATCGAAAACGGAAGCCATGACAACCTCCGGGGTTAAGCAGCAGCGATCAGCATGGACGTGAACTTGCCCAGGAAACTCGATGCCCGAGCATCCTGCGTCGCCTCGTCATCACGCATCTGCGCCATGCCGACAGCGTAGTAAACGATCGACGGTGCGTATTGCGGTTCGAGCGGCCATGGCACGCTGAGATCGGTCGTGACAAGCGGTATTTGAAAATTGAGCTGGAGGAAAATGTCGGGCCGGATTCGATACATCTCCAACAAGCCCATGTTGATATTGGCGATCAGCTCGGCGTCGGTGTAGCGGTACTGCCCGATCGTATTGTCAGTGTCCTGCAGCAACACGCGGATCTGCGAGAGGATGTCGAAATTGAGCGGCACTTGCACGACCAGCAACGGCTCGGCGTCGATCGTCCACTTCTCGCCGTCCCACAGATAGACCGTGCCGTAGGCATTGGTGAAGTGCTGCCCAACGAGCGGACCAGCAGGGAAGTCCATTTCGGCTAGAGCCATTACGGTGACCCCCATACTTCGAAGCTGCCGCTGGCGATATTCATGCCATTGAAGAACATCCGTAGGCCGGTGATCGAAGTCGCCACATTGCGCAGGCCGCCACCGCCACCGCTGTAGGTAATGGTGTTGCTGGCATCGACTTGGGTCATCTGGAAATTGACCTGCTTGACTTTGCTGGCACGAATATTCGCGATCTTGAAATTGGCCGAGATGCCGTAGTTCGCAAGATTGCCAACGGCACCATAAGACAACGAGAAACCTGTGTTGAAGCCTGTCGAAGTGCCGCTCGATGAGCCGGGACCGGCATTAGCCGCCCCGGCGCTGCTGAACACCCAGTTCGACCATGCGTAATGAGCCCCGGTGTCGAGCACGCCAGCATTGTCGTACACCTGCGCCATCAGGCCGCCCGTGTTGGACGACGGGATCAGATCGACGTTGCACATCAGTTCGTTCACATCGCTCGGGATGTTCTGCAACTCGACGAAGCCCACGGCAGTCGGGGTCTGACGCGACAGGATGCGCCACGCATTGCCCGGTCCCGGCGGTCCTTGGATGCCTTGGATGCCGGTGATGGGGAAGGCACCAAAGACGAACCACGATCCTTGCGCTCCGGCGTTGGCACTGATCTGCATGTCGAACCAGTCGGTGCCATTGGCGTCAGCTTGGATGAGGACTGAAGGGTTCGCATAGTAGCCGTTTCCAGCGACAGAGCCTCGATTGTACTGAATAGCCGCGCCGTTCTTCCTGATGCTGACACTGCAATGCGACCCAGCCGTCTGTGTCGCCATGTACTCAGCAAAGAGGAAAAAGCGCCCGGCGGGCGGCGTGAAGCGCCCGGTCGAATTTGAATACCAGCCTCCAGAATTTCCCGTCGCCACCGTTGGCAGGACGAGCGTAGTATCCGACGTTGGAATGCCACCGCCGCTCTGGAAAGTCGCAGTGAAATCACCCGCCGACGCTGGCCCGACCGGTCCCGGCGGCCCGACCGCGCCGAGGATCGGAAACGCCGCGAAGAAAACCTGCGAGCTGGTGGCCGAAAAATTATACGACCGCACCCACATCTCAAAATAGTCGGTGCCATTGGCATCGACCGCCACGGCAGCCTGCGCAGTAGAAACCAAGTTCGCGCCGGGCGTCGTCTGCCCCAACTGAGTACCCGGCAAGATTACGCCGTTCTTGCGAATGCTGACTTCGATCAGTGTCGAGCCGCCCGCCGCTGCAGCATAAAATCCAGCATCAATCCGGTAGCGCCCTGCCGGAGGCGTGTAACGCCCGGTCGTTGGATTGTACCAAGAACCCAAATTTCCACTGAGGACCGAAAGCCCGGTGACGACGAAATTACCGATGGTGCCGAGCGATGTTCCAGTGGCGCAAAAATCACCCGTCTGCACGCCGCCCTGGTAGACGATCCACACACCGGGCGTGGCCTGCCACTGGTAGGTGATGCCGTTGGGCGCGGCGAACAGTTGCTGATCGGTCGGGGTGTTGGGGAAGTCGAGGGCGGCCATCTAGGGGCTCCCCCACAGTTCGAACGCGCCGCTGGCAATGTTGCCGCTACCGAAGAAGAAGCGAGCGCCCGAGATGATGCTCGCGTTGTTGAACCAGAAACCGCCGCCATCAAATACGTTGTAGGAAGTGCCGCCACCGTTAGGATACATGCCCTTGAATATCATGTGGCGGTTCTGCGTGGCGTTCCTGATGTTGATGACACTGCCATCAACAGAAATGCCGCTGACGACAGCGTTATAAACTCCGTTGCCAACCGCGTTGTAAGTCATGCGTATTCCAGTACCGGCATTGTCAGCAGAAGCTGGAGCACTGGACCCCACTGCTTGCGATACCTGAGTGAGGACACCCGACGCACTGTAGTGACCAGCAGTTGCATCAATCGCTCCCGTTCCATCGAAGTACTGAAGGAAAAATCCCACGTCATTATTTACTGGCACCGCGTTGCCGACACGAAACATCAACTCGTTAATGTCGGACGGGATGTTGGGGAAATCGACTTGCGGCACCGCGCTCGATACAACCTGACGCGACAGCATGCGCCACGTCACGGGCGGCTGCGTCACCACCGACGGCGCGGTGACCGACACCCACTGGGTCGAGTTGCCGTCGTTGTACCAGATGAACATTTGGCCGGTGTCGGAGCGCCACCACATCTGACCGGCCACCGGATTGGCCGGAGGCGTAAGGCTGACGATGGCGCTGTTCATACCGACGCCGTAGTTGAGCCACAGCCCGCCCGCCGCGTTCCATTGATAGATGACGCCGTTCGCCCCCGTGAACAGCTGGCCGTTGGTCGGTGAGTTGGGGAAGTCAAGCATTACGGTGACCCCCACACTTCGAAGCTGCCGCTGACGATGTTGGCACCACCGAAAAAGAACCGCAGCCCCGTGAGAATGCTCCCCGTGCTGGTGACCCACCGACCCCCACCAACGAAGCTGACCATCGCGGATGAAGCGCCGTTTATATAATAGGAACTGAATGTCACCATTTTGTTCGTCGCTGCGCTTTTGATATTTAAAACTTTGCCGTCGATGCTGATACCGGCATTGGCCCCGCTAGCGATCCCGTTACCTGCAGCATTGTAATTCGGGATTATCGCACTGTATCCGGCAACCGCCGACACAACAGGCGCTGCTCCAACTGCCTGAGCACTTTGCGACAGCACGCCATTGCTATCGTAGTTGGAGCCCGCATCGATGGCCCCTGCTGCGTTGAACGCCTCTATGCGAAAGCCAACATCGTTAGTCGCAGGAACGGCGTTGCCGACGTGGAACGACAGTTCATTAATGTCGCTCGGAATGTTGGTGATATCGACTTGCGCCACTGCACTCGACACCACCTGCCGCGACAGCATACGCCACGTCGTCTGCTGAACCGAAGGTGCAGGCGCAGCAGGCACCCACTGCGAGCTGTTGCCGTCGTTGTAGTACAAAAACAGCTGGCCAATGTCGGACTTCCACCACAGCGCACCCGCCGTCGGTGACGCAGGCGCGGTGTCCGACACCGTAATGCTGGCGCTGCCGCCGCCGCCCGGTGCTGCCCACGCCGCAACGCCCGCAACCGTGGTCATCACCTGACCATTGGTCGAGCTGGGCGCGAGACCGGGATTGGGGTAACTGCCGTTCAGGGCGCCACCCGCAGGACCATTAGGCGGCAGCGCCGTCGGCGGCGCTGGCAACGCCGCGATGGCCGCCGCCACGAACGCCGTCGTCGGGATTTTCGTGGTGTTGTCGCCGGGCGCAGGCGTCGGCACAGTCGGCGTACCGGTGAGCGCCGGGCTAGCGAGCGGCGCATAGAACTGCAACTGGCCACCCAGCTCAACGTTGACGAAGTGACACGTCGCAAGTTGAACAGTATCGGTGTTCTGTGCCGCGTTGGGTGCCGTCGGAACGCCCGTGAAGGCTGGACTGGCGAGCGGCGCGTAGCCCGACAGATTGGGCGGTGGCGAGTAAGTTGAGATCGCCGACCGAACGAACGCCGTCGTCGCAAGTGACGTATCGTTGTCAGTGGTTGCGGGCGTCGGCGCCTGTGGATCACCAGTAAAATGCGGGTTAGCGAGCGGCGCAATAACCGTCGTATCGACGGCCAGCGCGACAGTCGCGGCAGACCCGCCTCCTGTCAGTCCACTCCCCGCAGTAACCGTCTGGATAACACCAGCAGCGCCTTCCTGCGCGAACAGATCCCACGTTGCCGGATCAGAACCGGGTGTGACAGCAATATTGGATTTGAGCGCGATATAGCTTGAACCCTGATACTCGACACCATCATCATCGCTATATTGATTGATGTTGGACCATGGTCCCGTCCAATTCATGCCGGGCGGGCCGGGCGGCCCGAGATTGCCGCCCTTACCGGGATTGGTCACCACCCACTGTTTGCTGTTGCCATCGTCGTAGTAAATGAAAAGAAAGCCAGAGTCGGATTCGAACCACAAATCGCACGCCTTAGGATTGAGCGGCGGCGTGGCCGACGTCGTGCAAGTCGGAGTGGCGCTGGCAACCAATTCAGCCGGTGCCAGCATTCGCTGGATCGACTGACTGACCGTCGGGTGAACCATCGTTGGCTGCTCAACCCAGACCGCAACGCCGTTCGCAATGACACGCGCAAAGACACGACCCGTGGTCGTGTCCCGCCAGAGATCACCCGGCTGAGCATTGGACGGCGCAACAGGCGCGTCGATGGTCGTCATCTAGAAACTCCGTGAAGAAGTGGCGACCCTGACACTATGTCAAGGCCGCCCCGAGCTTCAAAGGTTACGGAGACGGCGTGACGACTGCCTGAGTGATCGCGGTACCGTCGACCACCTTGTAACCGAACACCTGCAAACCACGCAGGATCTGGCCGAAGGTGAATTCGGAACGCAGCGTTTCGACTTTCGACACCTGACTGGCGAACGTCAGACCATGCGGGTGCCCGGCGTACATCACCCATTCACCGGCCGCCAACGCTGGCGGACCGACGATCGCACCCTTGGGCAGGAGGTTGGAGACGTAGATCGTAAAGCGATCGACGACGCCCAGACGACCGTTGCGCAGCATCGACACGGAGTCGCCCGACAAATATGCCTGACGCAGTTCCGACTGCTTGATCTTGGTCGAGGCCCACGACGGGATGACCGCCCAGCGTCCCTCTTCGGGGATGTTCTGCTCGTCGAGCGTCTGGCCCATGCGCAATAACACATCGAGCACCGAGACCGACGACGCAGGCGTACCGGTCAAGGTCGACATCGCGATCGGCGTGCCGGTCGCGCCGAGATTGATATTGGCAGAAATCTTACCGGCGGTGGCACCTTGGTTAGCCGCGTTGGCTTGACCGAGAATGCCGAGCAGCACCATGGTATCGATCTTGATCTTCATCTGCTGCGCAGCATCGTCCGACCAGATGCCGAGCAGATTGATGTCGGACTGCACCTCCATCACATCGTCGAGGATGGTGGCGAAATACTTACCGTTGTTGATCAGCAGGTCGATGATGTTAGAGCTCGGACGCTCCACCACGATACCGCCATCAGCGAGGTAATCGTTGATCGTGATCGTCGGCTTGGTGCGGATATGCACCGTATCGCCTTGGTTTTTGATCTCGCCTTCGTAGGCGGTGTTGCTGATCGCGGCGAGCACGGTGCTGGCGTAAAACTTCTCCAGCAGCTTACCGGACCAGATCTCCGGGATGACGGTATGCGAATAGGCCGGTGCCGCGGGCAACGATCCAGTAGGGAAAATTGCCGGGGTAGTACCGGAACTAGCGAGAGGATAAACGGCCATGAGAGGCTCCTGCGGCGAGTGCCGGAGCCCGTTGACTTAAAAGTCAACTGCCGCCGATCTGCGTCGCCGTGCGGGGGTTGATGACAATGCGTCCCTCGCGCTGGGCGGCCATCAGGTCGGCCTCCGTCGCGATGCGCTCAGCGTCCCGTCCTCGGAACTTGCCGTTGGCGATGTCCATGTAAAACGTAGAGATGCCTTCGGCAGTCCAAGTCGGTTTGCCTGCGGGTGCCATCGCAGCCGCTCGGGCCCTGCCGGGAGCCGCCAGCGACTCTAGGGTGACGCGAGGGGCTTGTTGCTGGGCCGCAGGAGCAGGCGCGGTGGCGTGTCCGACGTACCCAGCTCCATTGGCCTGCTGGCGGGCCTGAGCCGCTGCCGGGTCAGTGGCAGCCTCCTCTGCAAGGAACCCGTTGAAGAAGGCCGCGACACGGTTGCTATCGCCTGCGTACCACGCCTTCTGGAGAAGTTCCTGCCGGTTAAGACCAGAATATACGTCGCTCCGCTTTGTCCAAGCAATAAAATTCGGATCCTCATTGAGCTGCTGCCAACCCGGCACCGTCGCATCCATGTTGCCATGCATGCGTGACAGGAACTGACGACCAGTCTCCCCCTCAGTTGTCTCGATGCGCGCCTTGACGTGACCGATCTCGGTGGCCAGTGGCGCCAGCATAGGCAGCATCGCCTCCTGCGCGGCGCGCTTGACGACGTCGATCAGATCAGCGCCGTAATCCTCAACCTCCTTCTCCGACACCATGCGCGGCGGCGGCTGCATGCCCGGCAGAGGCGGACGCGATGCCTGACTGAGCTGAGCCTGCACCTCGCGCATGCGCTGCTCGTACTGCTCCATCGACTCGCGGGCCCGCCGTTGATCGGAATCGTAACGTCCCTTGAGCGCCCGAAAGCGGTTCTCCCAGTTCGGCGTGCCGTCGGCATTGATCTCCGGCAACTCGTCGGCGGGCGCGCCGTTCGGCGGCACAACTTCGCCGTTGGTTGGCGGCGTCACGCCGTTGCTGCCTTGACCGTTGGGATAGGCTCGATTGTGCGCCTCCATGGCAAGGCGGCTCGCGGCCATGACATTGGGCGGCATCCTGACGTTGGGATCAACGCCGTCACTGGGCGGCGCGTTAGGCGACGGGTCGGCCATTGGCCTCTCTCCTCTGGTAGGTCTCGCGCAGCTCGGTGCACTCGATCAAGTGCTTCCTGATCTGCTGGACAGTTTTCACTTTACCTTGGGCGCGGAACAGATCGGGCGGCTCGTCGCTGGCTAAAATTTCAGCGATCGCCTGCACTTCGTAGGTCCGCAAAGCACTCAACAAATCGTTAAAATAACTCGGACTTACCGCTTTCAGGTTGGCAGCAGCCAATGCCAGTTCGGTAAGGGGATTGCTGGCCATCGATCATTTCGGCCGGGCCGAAGCTCCCATTGACGCCATGTCAATGATGTCCTGATACGACGGTACGGTGGCACCTGACGGCGTCAGCTTGGCATAGTTTCCGACCGAGCGCTGCCACGGATCACCCTTGGTCAGCTGGTTCATCGCATCGCGGTGAGGCAGCAGCTCCTGGCTGCCGCCTTTGCCGATGTGGGTGACGAGACGACCGCTTCCCGGATTGATCTTGGGCGGGCCGAACTTTGGCAGCGGTGTCTTCCTCATCAAATCGGCCCTCGCGTGCGCGGCGCGCCCGGCATTGGTATCCGGGGGATCTTCGGCATCCTGCCCGTCGACAGCCCCTTCGACAGGATCGACGAGCCGCCGTAGTTGAACGACGAGATCACCTTGCCGCCCGGCTTGAGCGCCGGGAGGCTGCCAAGGTTCAGGGGCTTAGGTTTCTTCGGCTCGACGGTGCCTGCACCCCCCGGGATCAACGCCCGGGCGATCGGCCGCTGCATCGGCGGCATGCCGGATTTGTTGAGCGCCATCAGCCGACGCCCGAGCGGCCCGCCTGCGCCGGGCGCGATCCGGTGTTGCCGCACATCGGCGTCTTGCCGCCCTCGGCGAACTTGGCATTGCCGCCCTTCTTGGTCATCGCCGTCACGCCCGCTTCCTGCGTCCCGGCATAATCCTTGTTGGTCGCGCCGCTCGAATAAAACCCGGCGCTCGATGGACCGGCCTGCACGTCCTGGCTGCTGCCGATTGCGCTCGACCCTTCCTGCGCGCTCTGGCCGGGCTTCTGGGTGCCGGTCCCTTCGGCCGAATGCATCGGCGTGGTGCCGCCGAGCCTACCCCACGATGCGTCTTTGACGCTGCCGAATTTTGCCATTTTATTCTCCTTTACCTGCCTTTTGGCCGTTGAAGGAACGTCGCGGTGCGCGGCGCCTGCGCCTGCATGCTGTCGCCACCCGGCGCTGGCATCTGCCGGGGGTTGCCCGCCGCTGCAGGGCCTCCTGGCGGTCCGCCGGGGCCCGCTGGGGGCGGTCCGCCACCCGGGCCACCTGGACTACCTCCGGGAGCCTGCACGTGTCCAGCGGCCCCCGCAGCCTGAGCGTTGGCCTGTGCCTGCGCCTGCTGCTGCTGCAGCTCGTCATCGGACGGCACGATCTCTTCACCGGGCAGGCCGATCGTCGTCGACACCGAACGCAGCACCGCCGCCCGGCCCTTCGGTCCCATGATCGTCATGTCGATCGGGTTGCCGGTGAGCTGCAGGAATTCGAGCTGGCGGGTCCGCATGGTCTCGCGCTGCATGGCGACGGCGACGCCCTTCGGCGTGACCGTCTCGGTGCCCTGCAGGAGGTTGCTGGTATCGGTCAGCAGCACGAGGTCCATCAGGTTGGTGAGGGCCGGTGACATGATGTCACGATCGATATTGGCGCACACCGTCTGGAGGATCTTACTGGCGTTACCCATCAGCATGGCCAGACCGCTCGCCGTTCGCCCGGCACCGCCGCCCGGCGAATTGCCGGAGAGATATTTCGGGATGGCCGAGACATCGTCCGACAAGTCGTAAATTTGTTTGAAGACGCCTAACAGCTGATCGGCGTTGGATTGCGGCTGGAAGAACTCGACCGGCTTCTCGGTCGAGCTGGTGAGCAGAGGGTTGGTGACGTGCCAGCGTTTCCACGGGTAGAGATCTTCTCCCGTCTCAAGGCCAGCCAGACGATCATCGTTGACCACGACCTGCGGTCCCGACGCGATCGAGAGGTTGTTGACCAAGGCCCGTATAGAGGCATTGCAAACCTCCTGCAGGTCGGAAATCTGATCGGGAATGGCGTTGCCGACCGGCGTCCCCGGCACCTTCTCCCAGCTCGTGACGTAGTATTTATGGCGGCGGCGCGGCGATACACCGAGTTGAACCTTGATCAAATAGGGGCCGACCATCCACGCCTCGATGGCGTAGTCGCGGATCGGATCGGGAATGTCGGCCTCGCTGAAGCCGTGCTCGATCAGCATGCGGCCCTGCACGTTGCCGGTATATTGCAGGCAGGAAATCATGCGGCTGCGGTTGAACCACGGATCCTCGCGGCTTTCCAAGAGCGCGCGCGGTCCCTCGGCGAGGTCCCAGTCCATCGACAAACCGCCGCGCCCGTAATTGTCGAGCACCGCGCGGATCGCCGCCTTGTCGTAGCCCTCGACGTCCAGAAGATCGTTGAGATCGGTCCGGGTGAAACGCGTGCGCTCGATGATCGACGCGTCCTCGATGTCGGCCGCACCCGGTGTCCAGTAGACGTCGAACGGCGAGATGCGCTCCCACCATAATTTAGGTTTGCGCCGCATCAGTGGGCGTCCGGTCGACCAGTCGACCTCGAACACCATGCGCACCGTTGGACCCTTGAGCACGCCGTAGGGGAATAACGGGATGTCGACGATGACGTCGGCCAGCGCGCCGTAGAAATTGCCTTCGGTCAACAGCTCGTCGAGCTTGTCTTCGGCCAGCCTCGCCTGATCCTCGATCATTTTCTTGGCCGAGGTGCGCGCCTTGGCCATCATGCCCCACAGCCGCTCGCGGATCTGATCAGGCGTGATCTGCATGCCGATCGACGCCGCCTGCTGCAGCTCGCTCTGGATCAGCGTGTAGATCGCCTGCTGAACCGACTGGGGGACCGGCGGGTCGGCTTCCGGCTCGAGTCCCCACGCCCGGTCGGCCCCCAGATAGACGTCGCGCAACAGCGAGGACGCCCCGCGGCACTTGGCGGCGATCAGCCGGGCATAAACCTCGCTGCCGCCGAACTTCTTGATCTCGGCCAGTTTCTGCGGATCATAGACACCATTGAAGGCGCGCATCGCCGACAGCAGGCGCTCCGACCAGCCGACCACGGTGTCGCGGTGACGCCGCATGATGTCCCATTCATTGCGGATGAAACCGAGCAAACCCTGATAGGGATGTTGGCTGGCGAGGTTCTGGGCGTCCTGTTGGATCTTGTCCTGCTCGGCCTGCTGGGCGTCGATGTCGGCATTGGTCATGACGCCGAGCGACACCGGAAAGCGCTGTTGCAGGGGCATCGTCGGAGCAGGTGATGGATCGAAGGATGCCACGCGCGCCCCCGGACGAACTTACCAATAGATCCAGTCCATAGTAGCTTTTATGTAATAACCCTACAAGGAGCGGCCATGCCAACCCAACGCGAGCTCAGCGAAGTCGATCTGGCACGTATCGCGCGCGAGATCGCGCGTGACATCCGGCCCCTGGAAGTGGTCCTGCAAGGAGCCCAGGTGAGCAGCGAGCAGTTCGAACGGATCAAGGAAAATCCCATCTTTCAGGTCCATCTCGTCGAGGAGGCGCAGCTGTGGAGCGCCTCGACCCGGCAGACGCTGCGCGAGCGCGTCTCGGTCAAGGCGGCGGCGATGATCGAGGAACTGCTGGTCGAGACGGTCGACCTGATTCGCGACAAGCAGGTACCGGGTGCGGCGCGCGTCGCTGGTCTGCAGTTCCTCGCCAAGCTCGGCCAGCTCGGCGAGACGGCGCTCGTGCGCGACGACGGCAGCGGCCGGGTCCAGATCAACATCGTGATCGGCGACCGCAAGCTGTCGTTCGACAAGGAGACGTCGAGTGACAGTTCCCGAGCGATCGACGTAACCCCCGAGGTTGTCGAATGATCGACATCACGTTTGAACCGCCGCCGACCGGCGCGCAGCTGATGCTGTCGGATGCCTTCTATCGCATGATCCTGGGTCCGCTGGGCAGCGCCAAGACGACCACCCTGCTGTTCGAACTGCTGCGCCGCAGCTGCGAGCAGGCAGCGGGCAGCGATGGTGTGCGGCGCACCCGCTGGGCCTTGCTGCGGCAAACCCTCAGTCAACTGAAAAACACCGTGTTGAAAGACATCATTCAGTGGTTCGGCCCGATCGCCGACTGGAAGGTTTCCGAAAGCACGGTATGGTTCAAGTTCGGCGACGTGGTGAGCGAATGGATCCTGCTGCCGCTGGAAACGCCGGAGGATCAGAAGCGCATCCTGTCGATGAACCTGACCGGGGCGTTCGTCTCGGAGGCGATCGAGATCGACTACGACCTGATGATCGCCATCGCCGGTCGGTGTGGCCGCTTCCCGGCGGCGCCGACATGGTTTGGCATGGTGCTCGATTCGAACATGCCGACCGAGCTGACGGCGTGGCACGCCTGCGTCAGCAACCCGCCGCCCGAGTGGCAGATCTTCGTGCAGCCCTCGGGGTTGTCGCCGGAGGCGGAAAACCTCAACTGGTTGCTGCAGACCGCCGACACGCTCAAGCTGCCGCTCGATCACCCCGAGCGGCTGGCGGCGGGGCGGCGCTATTATCAGCGGCTGTCGACCAGCACCAACCCGGCGTGGGTCAAGCGCTACGTGATGGCCGAATTCGGCCCCGACCCGTCGGGTGCGGCGGTGTACAGCGGGATGTTCTTCACGGCGTTCCACTGCCGCGACGAGCTGTTGGTGATCCCCGGTGCGCCGCTTCTGATTGGTCTGGATCTCGGGCGCGACCCGTGGGCGGTGCTCGGCCAGCTCGACAGCACGTCGCGTCTGCTGGTGCACGAGGAGGTAGCGGCCGACGATATCGGCCTGCGCCTGCAGCTGCCGCGGCTGCGCCAGGTGGTGAGTGGACGGCGCTATGTCGGTTGCCCGGTGTGCATCGTTTTCGACCCGTCCGGCATGGCCAAGGGCAGCTACGACGAGCTGACGAGCCACGACGTCATCACGTCGTACGGTTTCATGGCGATGGCGGCGCCGTCGAACCGGCTGGCACCGCGGCTCAACGCGGTCGAGCGCTTCATGACCGAGACGCGCGGCGGCACCGCGGCGATGCTGGTGAATAGAATTTTATGTCCGAAATTGACGGTGGCGCTCAACGGCGCCTACCGCTTCAAATACAATCAGATCGGCGAGGCCCAGCCGGTGCCCGAAAAGAACCAATGGAGCCACGTCGCCGATGCTCACCAGTATCTCTGCATGGGCGCGTCGGGCGGCACGGCGGCGGCGGTCGCCCGCAAGATCACGCGGGCGCGCACGATGGAAGGCCGGGTCAGGCGCGACATCCGGCCGTCGGCAGCGGGTTGGACGTGAGGTTAGCTATGAGCACCAAATTGAAGCGCCGGATCTGGTTGATCGACCTCAAGTTTGCCGTGCAGCGGGCGCGCGCGGGCCAATGGCGTCTCGCCTATGCCAGCCTGGTCTGCCTATGGCACAACCGGAATGTCAGAACGCTATGAAGTCGGAGCTGGAGCCGGTGGCGGGGGCGGAGCAGGCGGTGCAAAGTCCGATTTGACTTCGTCGATCTTGGCGGTGCCCGCCTCGGCGGCAGCCAGCTGGGCGGCCATCTGGCTGACCGCATAAGGCGGCGGCAGGGCAGGCTTGGCGGCGTCTGCAAGCGGCGCGGGCGGCGGGAAGTCGGCATCGATCAGCGCCGTCATCTCGACCTGCAGCTCGGCCGGGGTGCGCGCCGTAACATACTCGCGGGCGTCGGCGGTGGCGAGCGGCTTGAGCTCGGCGTACAGCGCCTGGGCCTGTTCAGCTTCGGTCGGCATGGCGATCTCCTGTTGTTGAGGGATCAGTAGTGTGCCCGAGAGCGGGCAAACCCGCAATGAGCTTAGTCTAAGTCGAGCGCCTGACGGACCGGCCAGCCGCGCTTGATGCGGCGATAGACGGTCTGGTAACCGGCCTTGGTCTTGGCCTCGGCCATAGCCTGGGTAATCGACATCCGGCGACCATTGAGGACGACCAGCGGCAAGGCCGAACGCGGCCCGCCGAACAACGTGTAGCCGTCGCGCAGCAAACCATTCTGAATGCGCCGCACCGCCCGGTCGGCGTCACGCGGCGCAAGATCGATGCGGCTGGCCAGCACGACGAAGTCCTTGACGTCGCCCTCGGGCAGATCGCGCAGATGCTGGCGCTCGGTCACCGCGCGATGACGGATCATCGAGGCGAGCACGGCGGCGCGGCCCCGCGCATTGGTGGTGTAGGCGACGTAAACTTTTTTCTTGCGCTTGTGGATGAGGATCAGCACCGCCGGTTTGATCGGCAGCGGAGAAGGGTCTGACTTGAGCTGGATGTCGTACGCCACTATGCGCTCCTTGTGTCTGTTGCCAAAGCTTCATGAGACAATATAGCTTAACCTCGGGGGTTTGTCAAGAGGGAAGATTTGATTTTGGGGGACGCAGATTTTTGAAGCCCCTAAAACGCCCGGCGTGGCCCCCCACCCCTGTCCATCTGGCCCGTGGCTTCGGGCCGCTTGACATCGTGTCAACAGAACACTTCCCATTTTGCATCCGATTACGTTTGACATAGGGTAGGGAAAGCTTCCCTCTTGACACGATGTCAAGCCAACCAAAGGAGACGTAATCATGGATATCAGCAACTACACTGCGAAGGCGTTGAAGACTGAAGCCGATATGGTCAAAATGGCCATGGAAATCGGCAGCGGCAATCTCACGGATGTGGCGGTCTTCACGCGTTTCGCCACATTCAGCTATGCGTGCGGGTTTCGGGCGAAGGAGGCGAAGGCGAACGCCATGCCGGATGGCGCGAAACTTTTCACTGCGTTCAACACTGCGTTTCGTGACGCATCAAACGGCCATCGCGATCCGCTGGCCGAATCATCGATCAAGTCATGGATTTCCGGGTTCGGCGCGTTCATTGAGGCGGGCTTCTGGAAGGCCTACGATATGACGCAATACGCGGATGACGTGATCGAGAAGACGAAAGGGCCGTTCAACTCGCGCGGCGCCAAACTGCGCAAGCTAATGGAAGAGCACAAAGAGAAGGAGCCGACAGCGGAGGAATGGGCTGCCATCCTGACGCCCACGCCAAAGACCGACGACAACCCGCTCAAGTCGCTGGCCACGCGTTGGGAAGGCGTTGTCAGTGACAAGCGGATCGAGAAGAACGACCCGCTCGCGATGGCCCAGGCCAATGCGAACCCGCGCCAGCGGCTAGCATTGATGGCCGTGCAAGATGCGGTCAAGGCGTTGAAGGAGTCGTGCGATGTGTCGGCCGCATCCACCGGACTGTCACGCGCCGATGAAATCGCGTTGTTGAAGGCGAAGCTCGCCGCGAGCAACGGCACGCCAACCCAGCCGACTAACTAGGAAGCTACGTGGCACAGAGAAATCCCTGTCACGTTGGTGCGAACCCCGCAGCTTGCGCTGCGGGGTTTCGTCGTGTCCGCCTCCACCCCGCGCGCGAGCGCGGGGTTTCGTCGTGTCCGCGCGTCGCGGCCGCGGCAAATGTGACGTGTAATGCGCGTCGAGGGCACGGATGGCAGCGGGCGGCGCGTCGAGGGCAATGTACAGAGGTAAGCCTTAACCCCAGGGGTTACGACTTGACATCGTGTCAATGGCCAAACCGGTGTACATTAGAATGTTTCTAATGTACGTTTAATGAAAAGTTTCTTTTGTACATAAAAGACGGCAAAACGGGCAACACACCGGGCAAAACCAACAGTGGGTGTGTTAGTGGGTGTATTGTTCTGGTGCGTATACTCACACCTAGGTGCTTATTCAGTTATATTGTGAGAGTCTAATAGTCACATTATATCAGGCACTTAGAGCTTATTGGGGTTTAATGGTAATTTCGTATACACCAATACACCTACTTTCTAACACCTACTGTCTAGCACATAAAAAGTGAGTTGCATGATGATAGGTACGGGCCGTGTTTAATGGAAAGTCGGTTAAATTTTGTGGTTGCGACATATTTCTGCCCGAGTAGGTGTTCAAATGGAAAATAATAACCTTATGAAATTGTTCAACAATTTGCTAATTTATACGCACCACATGGTTTTGGTGTGTTCTCTAACAAAGGATGGTGCGCATGACTTACGTCCCCGGAAGGCCGTATACGCCGCAAGCTTACGCAACCTGCCGTCGTCGTTACGGTCGCTGGTACATTTTCATCTGTACGCCAACCGGCGACATTGCGTGGCTACGCCGCTCTTTTCCTTCGCGTGGTTACGCCGAGGAAGAGATCGACCGGCTGGGATACGAAGTAATCCCCACGCCGAAAACGCACTTGCCTGCCGGTAGCGATATCGTATGGAAGCGGTGCTGATGTGACCTGTTGCGCGCGTCGCAGGCACGATAGCCGCTCGTTGCACATCTAATACGTCCAGACAAAACTTTCTGCTGGACTTAACCTTGCCGTAAAGACCACACGATCATTGTGGTTACTAAAAGAAACTACGCGTAACCCCGGGAGTTAAGAACTTTCCTCTTGACATTATGTCAGGAAAATGGTAAGCTGCTCACCATCGAAAGAGCAGCAATCTCGTTAAGTGAAGGAGACTGTCAAATGAAAAACCCATCAGACACCACCAAGCACAAACCTGCCGCGTCATCCACACTGTCGATCATGGCCGACATCAGGATGCACGTTGCCGCCTGGCAGGATGGTCTGCTCAATCTTGCCGAGGCGGTCGACCGCATCGACGGCGAGCTCGCCAAGCTCAAGCTGAAGCTCAGTCCGACCAGCACGCTCAACAGGGGCAACACAACGGCACGTTGACATCATATCAACACTACAACCACAGGAGACGATCGATGTACACCACGCGTGATTTCAAATCGAAGAAGGATCTCGTCGTTGCCGTCAAGGCTGGCGAGCGGGTGACCTACTATCAACCGGCCGGTATTGGCACGACACCAAGCGATGGCACCATCTACGTCGAGGGTCCGCACTATCCGTCGCCCCACAAGTGGTATGCCCGCTGCGAGGTCAAGGACGGTGTTGTCGTGCGGGTGCTGTGATGGCCGAGGAAATCCGTTGGACGATCTGGGCAGCAATCATCACGGCTGCTCTTATGTGGTTGGCTTTTAGCACTCCCGGCGGCACCATCGCTGACGATGCCGATCTATGCCGGGGCAGCCCCGGCAAGTACGGCCAGCCCACTGCCTGTCAATAGAAAGGATTAACATCATGTCAAGAAAGAACATACGAGTAACCGTCAGCCCATCAATGGTGCGCGCGGCCGAACTGCGCGGCATCCCCCTGTCATGGTGGGTTGGCCGTGCCCTGCATCGTGCGGCGCACGACGATCTGGTCGAGGTGCGCTCCATCCTCGAAGCGGCGGCCTTTGCCGATGCGCGCGAGCGCAAGCGCCGCGAGCGTGCCTTGCACGAGCGTTACCGCAAGCGTGAGCAGCTCGTTGTAACCAACCAGCCGCTAGCCCGCATCAAGATCACCTGTCCTGAGCCCAGCCGAAGGATCGACCCCGACGTGCAGCGGCTGCGCGATGCTCACCGTCTGCCGCTGGCCAACGGCAAGGTCGAAGGTGACGCATGAAGATGCACCTGGTGATCGGCGTCTGTTTCGAGACGCCGTTGGACGCGCACGACATCACCAACGTCATCCGGCCCGGCAACAGCCTTGCCGGGATGGTGCAGCCGACCATCGAGGCGGCGCTGGTCAGCCTGTTCGACGCGCCGATCGACGAACGCCTGCGCATTCGTTGGCGGCTCAAGGGTGAGGTCGACGACACGGAGGTGCACTGATGCCACGCGATATCCGACCGCTCCAATCGATGGTGCGCATCATCGAGAAGGATGGCCCGACCACCGAGAACCTCAGGCGCACGGTGCTGCTGCTGATCGACGAGATCGTATGGCTGCACCGTGAGCTGGACAGCGTGTCAAGCGCGGCACGCCGTGCCGACCGCAACGCCCGCAACATGGGTATAGGCATGAGGAGATGACAAAGACCCCGCACCCCATCATGGGCGTGCGGGGTTCAGTCGTGTCTGGCTGCTGGCTCGCGGGCCGGACCAAAAATGACCTGTACCGTCGCGAGCCACAACAGGAGTGAACCATGAGCGAACCTAAAGTTGACATCGTGTCAAACAGCACCACCGACCAGCCGACGCCTGGATCAAACACCAATCCCGAACGCGATGCCATCTTTGCCCATCTGCGCGAGCTTGGCCGCACCGAGGGCAAGGGCAAGACGGCGCGCATGAAGGCGGCCGAGTATGTTTGCCAGAAAGCCAAGGAGGGCTTGCTCGAACCGGCCGACAATACCCGGGCGTGGGGCGAGATCTCGGGCGGCTCGGGCGAGGAGATGGGCGACTATGGCGACGAGGACTACGGCAACACCCAGCAGTTCAAGCAGCGCGCCAGCGAGCTCAAGCACTTCATCGTGCTCGGCCGCAACCCGGCGATCGACGGCCCGGCCATGCTCAACACGGCGCGCGAGCATATGAAGGGCTGGCGTGCCGACGGCAAGATCAAGGGCCGGGCGTGGGAGCTTTATCTGGCATTCGCCCGGGCCCAGAACGACGCCCCGACCAAAGAACTGAGCGAGCCCCAGATCAAGCGCGCTATGCAGGGCAAGGAGCCGCACAAACGCAAGCAGTCGGACGAGACGCTGGCCAACCGGCTGTGGAGCTTGCGGGCCCTGCTGATCAAGTTCAACGAGGGTCACAACTACCACGACGTCTACGAGGCCTGCGAGCTTCTAGAACAGCGCGTCGCCACCTTGGGCGGCACCACCAAGATGCGGGCGCAGCCGCAGCCGCCCAAAGGCAAGAAGAAACTGAAAGCAGCCAAGCCGGACACCACCAAGGCCAAGTCAAGTAAGAAACCTAAAATCACCACGTCCGTGCCGACCAAAGACGATCCGGTCGACGAGGTAGCGTGAGAGACTTCCTGCCGTAAGAAAGACGACGGCAGGTCGTGGCAAGCCGTGTCTATCAGCCGTCCAACGGGATGACATCCGTGATGACGTTCGACACGGTTTGCCGTCATGTCGCTTAACATCATGTCAAGAGGTAAACATCATGTGTGAAGGTTCAATCTATGTTGCCCATCGACTGGCAACCGCGCACGAGGATCTGGTCGTCAGGCAGATCCCCAACTACTCGCTCAAGGGGCTCTACCCGGCCGATCCGTCGGTCGACGACCGCTTGGTCTGCATCCGTCGACCGCAGGTGGAGATCGTCATCGACAAGGTGACGGTCGACCATCGCTGGGTGCGCAGCGGCCCTCTGGTCCAGCGCTGGAACGGAGCGACCAACCTCAAGGTTCGCCTCCATCACGAGGTGATCACCTTCCCTGATGGCCAGCGTGCCCACCTGTCGTGGCTCATGGCAGGCACTCGTGTCCGTCTCGGCATGCCGGTGATCACCGGTCTGCCGGGCATGAACAAGGTCGCGATGGCAATCGAGGAAGGCATCGCCACCGAGCCGACGCCGATGCCGGTGCCCGAGCCGGTCAAGGAACCGGCCCCGACACCTCCGGAGCCGGTCGAGGAGCCGCAGCCGGGCACGTCACAGCCCGAGACGGCACGCCGTCGTCTCGTGATCGTCTAAACTAAGCAGCTTCTGCCGGACTGAACCTACATCTCCGGCAGAACCGGCCAGCAATCTCTCCCGCTGGCCGGGGGATGGGGGAGCTCAAGTAGCCGTCTATGCCGATGATCCTCGGCGGATGACGTTAGGGCTTCCCCGTTTCCCCTGACATTATGTCAAGAGAGAAACAGGAGAACTGCCATGGCTGACTTGGACAACGAACTCAAACGCATCGACAAGCTTGACACTCACGATCAACTGACCGAGCCCGACATCACCGATCGCATCATGATCGAGCTTGTGCGGCAGATCGTCGGGTTGCGTCAGGAGATCAGATCATTCGACGCGACCGTCCGCCAGATGGTCGAGTTCGCGCTCCAACAAACTGATCTCAAATGATGCGCTGGCTCATTGCCATCGTCATCGTCCTGCTGTGTTCGGTCACCCTCTGTGAGGATGGCCGGACCCAGTGGGTCGAAGCCCGCGACCGCAACGTCGCGCTGCTGTTTCAGCAGCTTCATCCCTGCCCGTCGGCCGACCGGTCGACGGGTCCGTGCCCGGGCTATGTCCGCGACCACATCATCCCGCTCTGCAAGGGCGGGCCCGACAGCGTAACCAACATGCAATGGCAAACCACGGCCGAGGGCAAGGCCAAGGACCAGTGGGAATGCCGCTAGGAGAACGACATGGATGATATCAGCAAAGCCGTTGTCAAATACTACCGCGGAGCGTCGAGCGAGATGCACCATCTCGGCCTGCGTGCCAGCAGGCTCGTCTTGCGGTTTGCGGTCGGCTCACCCGAGCAGCGCATCATGGTCGAACTGGCGAACGCTGTCGCGGCCGCGCAGCTGGCGCTTCATCAGCGCAAACTGGCGCACTACAAGGAGCTGCGCAACGCCGACAAACCGGCGTGACCTGTGATGAAAAACATCCTGCTATGGACGGCAACCCTCGTCGCCACGGCAATCGCCACCCTCCTCGTGCTGCCGTGGTGGAGCGCGTGGGTGATCTATCGCCGATGGCGTCGCAAAATCAGAAGGCACCGATGAACTGGCCCGTTTTGCCGGTCAGTTCGACGGGCCTATCGGCGGCAATCAACCTGATCTCTGCCGGTCTGATGATCGAGGCATATCTGCGACCGCCGCGCGGCTGGTTGGGCAGCCTGCGCGTCGTGCTGCTGTGTTATGCGGTGTTGTTTCTCAACATCGTATTGTTTGCGTACCACGTTGTAAAACTTCTCACTTAACGGGAGAGCGATATGAAAGCGATTGCTAAGATGTGGACGGGAGATACACGATGCAACAACTGCGTCGCGCAAATCAAAGGCAAACTGTACGACGCACGCGTCACGCGTGACGGTCATTGGGCAACGCTCTGCGAGCGGTGCTTCAAGCAGACCCGTGCCAGTCTCGGCACCGGTCGCGGGCAGGAATACACCCAGCAATCGAATGGCAAGTTCGTCAAGACGGCAGGCTGAAAGGACTGAGCCATGAAAATCAGCAACCTAATCATTCGCTTGCAGGAAACGCAAGCGCGCTTCGGCGACCTCGACGTCGTCGTCGGCGAGGTGAGTTCGCTCACTCGCAGCATGTTTGACGTCAACGTCGACACCAAGGGCAAGCACGATGGCACAAGCTGGGATGACAAGATTTGCATCGTGCAAGCCTACACAAAACTGAGCTAGCAAAACCCCGGAGGTTAATCATGTTGCGATACGCGATAAAGTTTGCCGGTCATGCCGGTGACGATACCGATGTTCAAGTTCAACGCATCATCAAGGAATGTCACGGCGAGGTGCTGACCTCTGGCACACTGCTGATCGGTAACCCGCTACGCGACTTGGAGTTCGAGGTGCCGGACGATCAGGGGCCGCTTGTGGTCAAGCACCTGCGCTATTTCGGCATCGCCGCACGTCGGGAGAATGTCCGATGATTGTCATGATCGGCGGCGATCCGGAAGACTGGGGTTTGATCCCCGGCTTTCTCGACGAGAGCGACGAGCGCGGTGCGCGCGAGCAGTTCAATGCGCGCTACATCGCCGGATGGCAACCGTTCGAAGGCTTCACCTTCGATCCTGATACCGAGATCCTGAGCTATCCCGGCGACCCACCCATGAAGGCGCTGAGCATCATGATGTTCCGCAACGAGATCATCATGCTGTTCCCATCAGCCTGGGTGATGGTGCTGCAACCCGACAACACCTGGGAAATCTGCCGCATGGATTGACGATCCGTGATCGTCATCCTGAGCATTTGCGAAGGATCTATGCGGCCGATGCGTAGCGTGGCGTAGCGTACGGACACGTAATCGTGGCCGATCTGTAGAGCGTTAACATCATGTCAAGGAGAAAGTTATCATGTGCCTCTATAGCTTGTCCATTGGACAAAAGATCGAAAAGGCTAGGGTCGGGGAAGTCCTGACCCGCGGCGACTATCAGCACCACGCTGTCCTGCTCGACGAGAATGGCAGCATCCGCTGCGTCCGCTCGGGCAGCGAGATGCAGGTTGAAAACCTGCAATTCATTCGCAAGGGTGACATTTTCGGTCCTACGGACTGGATCGGCCAGCCCTACAACGGTCGAGTGCCTCGCAAGCAGCTGCTGGCGTGGCACAACAAGACCTTCAAGGTCACGTTGGTGAAATGGTCGGACGGTCCCTATGCCGCCGATGCCATCAAGCTGCCCGATGGCAGCTTGGTCCAGCTCAGTTGGATCGAGCGTGGCGTGCAGATGACCAAGCACCGCAAGGTCCGCAAGGACAAGGGCGTGCGCAAGGTCATTGCAGGCATGAAGGTTCTCAACAAGGCGATCGTTGAGGCCGAGAAGACGCCGCCACTCCGCGAGGAAGTCGAGGCGGATTAGCATGACGACCCCCGGCGGCGGTGTCGCCGGGGGACTTTTCTCTTGACATTATATCAAGGAGATTAAAATGCATGAGCCAATAGGGTTTGATTTCCGCAAATGGCTGGACAAGCTGCTGCCTAAGCTGATTGACGGCGCGCAGAAGATTGTCAGTTCCGGCGATCAGCATTCGCCAATGCTGCTGGTGTGTGGTTACGGCGGTGAAGTCATGCCAGTGGGCGTTGCTGATTTCGGTTCGATCGAATCGAAAGACGTCGTCGCCGGTCTGCAGAAATCTCTGGCCAGAAATGTCGACGCCGTTGCTGGTGTCATTTTTATCAGCGAGATCTGGACACTGATAAGTGACGACCGGAAAAGTGTCGATGACTACACCAAAGGTCGTCCTGCAGAGGAAGGCATTTCCGAACATCCCGATCGCAAGGAAGCTGTGATGTTCAGTGTTATCCACGGCAGCGAGCAGATCATGGCGATCTGCCTGATCGATCCCAAGACCCGCAAGCTTGCTGCACCACACATCCTCGACAATAGGGCGAAGGATTCGTTCATCACCGGCCGTATGGCGGTCGATAAACCAACCGAACACTGATGGATACATTCGACAACATCGTTGACCGCGCGGGTTGGCCGAGCGGTCCCTGGGATGACGAACCCGACCGGGCGATCTGGGTCGAGGAAACAACTGGCGCACGCTGCACGATCCGGCGTGGTCCAATAGGTAGCTGGTGCGGTTATGTCGGGCTCAACCCCAACCATCCGCTGGCAGGCAAGGATTACAAAGAGGTCGACGTCACCGTGCATGGCGGTCTGACCTACGCCGCCTACTGTCATCCGTTGGCCGAGGATGAATGGATCCGTTACCGCTTGATCCGCGAGAAGTGGCTGACCGAGAGTCTGGTGTGGCCGCAAGGCGACTCGGCCCGGCACTTGCGCGAGGATCGCAAGGGCGACACGTCGACCTTTGTCGGCTGGTCCGAATGGATTCGTGTGCACACGCTGTGCCACGACGACTGCCCGCACGGCCTGTGGTGGCTCGGTTTCGATGCCAATCATCTTGAGGATGTGGCGCCTGGCATGGAGCAGTACCTGCGTGGCGCCAGGCTCATGCCGTACTGGGTCGAACCAACTTATAAAACGTTCAGCTGGATGGTCGATGAAACGACCCAGCTGGCGATTGCGTTGTTCGACAAGGAACTTCTCTCTAACTATGGAGGCTGACATTCGTGGATGACCAAGATGTCTATGCATTGCTGTTCTTCATCGCGCTCTGTGTGATTGTGAGGGCAGCGATGTATTGGCTCGACGATGAATGACCTGTAACGCAAACCAAGGAGATAACCGTGTTCCGCATCGAATTCCTAGTGGACGACAAAAACCTGGCGACTGTCATGCATGCTCTGGCAGGCTTGGCGCGCGATCTCAATGTCCTGCCGGTGGCAGGCACTAACCCGCTGAACGGGACGAAACCGAAGCAACCGAACCAGCCGCGCCATCCCAAGTCAGGTCGGGCGCATGAGTTGTTGATCGATTACATGCACAACCACAATTTGACTGAGATAACCGGCGGTCAGGCGCGCGAGATCATCGGCAAGCTCGGTCTCGCTCAGACGAGTTATAGCCACTACATCAACAACGCAGTCGCTCGTGGTCTGATCAAGAAAGGACCAAAGGTGCTCGGTGGCCCAGGCAATCTGTGGCGGCTGGTGCCGTCTAAGGATGCCAAGTGAAGTTTCCCCGGCCTACTGTTCGAGTCGGCAAATGCCTTGCGATTTTTAAGAAAAAGATTGGCCATCGAAAAATGGCTGGTCCGTGCACCAAAGGTCGCAAGCAAATCATGTATGAAGGCGAGCCGTGGAAACCGTCACGACTTTCCTATCATCTTAACATAGCGCCAATCCCTCGCACACCAGCAAGCATGAAGCGCGATCTCGTATTGCATACGTGTGACCATGAATGGTGCGTCGATCCGAAACATCTCTACAAAGGAACCCAGACTATGAACGTGAACGATATGTACAAGCGCAATCCTGTTGCGAGATCAGTGAGATCAGCTGGTCATATTGGGCTGAAACATACAGCAGAGGCGAAAGCAAAAATCGCAGCTAATAACCGCGTGCGATGGAGGAAATAATGAGTAAACGGCCAACAGAGCGCACGCCAAAAGGTACAATGAGAATTTATCAGGCGTACGTTTTTGTAAATAAAGATCCTGCAATAGACGCGATCCGCACCATCATGCAGGACCATTTCGGCAAACGTAACCTTGCTCGTGCCGATTACAAGGAAGTCGAAGAGCAAGGCGGGCCATCAGCCGGTACCGTCAAGCAGTGGTTCGAGGGTAAGACCCGACGACCGCAGAACGCCACGCTCGAAGCAGCCGGACGGGCCATCGGCTATCAGCGCGTGTGGGCGAAAATGAGAAACGGCAAGAAATGATCTGCCTGTGCTGGCTGATCGCATTGTTTCTCATCTGCTGTACGATCTTTGCCGTGGTGTTGGTCCGCACGTTCGGCAAGAAATAACCGAGACTTCCCTCTTGACATGGTGTCAAGGGGGAAGTATAATTCCATGAGGAGGAAGTCATGTCTAAACCACCAAAGACGATCAAGTCAGGCACTATTCAATGGCAGCCGGGTGAGATACCCAGCGTGACTGGCGGCAAGTCGCCCGCCATGGATTTCGCCGAGGCGTTGCTGTCGGGCAACCCGCGCGCCCAAGCAATGGCTGAGCAGGCACTGCGAGAAGAGACATCACTGGCCGACCAGTTCGTCGCCGCGACCTACACGCTGCCTAAGCGGCTCTGGCTGAAGGCACATGATGCGAAAAAGATCGAGCCGCTTCTACAATCCTACCGGCATGACATGCGTCAGGCGCAGCGCTTCGTGCTCGACAACGAGTTCGTGCGCTACGCCACCGAGGTGAGCTCGACCTGCAAGCCGGAGAAGCTGCTCTACCGCGTGCAGTTCGCCACCATGCCGTACGAGACGACGTGGATCGAGTTCGACTTGCTGACCAAAGTGCGGACCATGCGCGCCCTCCACAACATGGATGACAGCAAGTTCAAATATGACGATGTAGCCAACCGGCTGGGTTGTTTGATCCGGCGTCTGAGCGACACCGAGGCCGTGATCGAGATGATCTGCGAGACGCACGGCAACTACGGTTTGATCGGCACGACCATCTGCTATTTCTTCTCGACCCGCGAGCATGTCTTCACCATGACGGAGGGCAGAGATAAAGGCTGCGTGCCGATGCTGCCTGAGCGTGCCGATAGCCATGTGATGGCAACGCTCGGTGCGGCGTCGCTGTGGGGCTACTCTGAGAAAGGCAAGAGCACGGTGATCGACACGCTCGACGACATGAAGAGCCTGCGCCTGCCGCAGTATCTCCTGCGTCATGGCGCTCTCGGCACCGGACGCATGCGCGGGATCATCGCGGCGATCGTCGGTGATCGACGCAATGCCGGTGATGTAATCGCTGACTTGATTATAACCGAGACCACCGAGTTCACCGGCATGATGCGCTGGATCGTCACCGTGCTGGCCATGCTGAACGAGGTGCCGGTCAGGACCAACTATGTCCAGCCCATGCATCAGGTGCGCACCGGACTGACGGGCAAGGTGAAGGCGCTCGACTATCATCGGGTGACCTTGCGCCTGCCTAAGACCAAGCCGGTGCCGTACATCGAGCGTTACCTGCGCAATACATCACGCAAGCACAAGGCTCACCCGGTGCGCTCGCACTGGCGCACCTACATGCCTGACCTGCCCAAGGCTTGGTGCAGGCCCGACGAGCATGACTGGACCTACGACTACGAGGAAGGTTACCGCCTGTGCGGTAAGTGCATGGCGTACTCGCGACTGATCCACGAGCACGTCCGGGGTGATCCATCACTCGGCTGGGTCCACCACGACTACGTCGTCAAACGCAGCGAGCAAAGTTGACATCATGTCAAGAGAGGAGAAAGTAAAATGCACAAACAAGCGATTTTCGCCCTGGCTCACCCGGTGTTCGATCCGGAGAAGCATATACTGACCGGACACAGCTGGTTCATGGAGCATGATGTTAGCGCTGTGCTGACGGTCAACATCGGCATGGAATGAACCGTTTACGCCGGAGGGCGGCCGCTATGGCATTTGTCATTGGCGGTTCAGCCACTGGTGGAAGTGTCCCGTTGGGACCGCAAGACACGGCGTCACCTGCAGACGCTTTGCTATCACTACACGCGCGTGCTTGGCACGAACGAGAAGCTGATCAAAGAATTTGAGCGGCATTCAATCCAATGGCGCAAGCCGCTCAGCATCGGGGAGATCAATCAGATGGCACCAACCCCAGAGGTTAAGCGACGCGAGGGCAGACCATGAAGCCACAGATCGGCGACGTTATTCGCCTTAACACTGGTGAGCATTGGGCCAATGGCCTGCTGCTGATCATAGAAGAAGTGCATTCGTGGGGTGTCATTGGGATGATCCCGACGCCAACCGGCGATGCGCCGCTGCGCGTTCGTAACGAAGAGATCATCAGCGTTTGGCGCCCGGTACCAGCATCATGAAGGGAGATCACTATGATCGATCGAATGAATCAACTGACTGATCTGATTGCGAACATTCAAAGTCTGCTCGACGGTAAAGAATGGACATCAGAGACCTTGAATGAGATAGCCGCGCTGCTACGCAAGGCCGGGTACCCTGTCCGTCAGCGTTATGAGAATCACATCTTCCAATGGTGGCTGCACAATTATTTTACGGATGATGTTACTGGGGGACACGATGGTTAAAACTTACCACTACACCATCAAGGGCAGCGGTGCTGGCGGCCAGACATGGACGACCAAGGGCGTCGTCGAGGCTGACTTTGTGTACGCTTTCGACCTCGCCATGCGCGACAGCTTTCAGCAGTTGACGCAGGGTCAAGCGGTCTACGGCAAACCCGGCAGGGGTTGCTCGGGACCGTACGACATCCATTCGATTACCATCGAGCAGATGAGGCATTGACATCATGTTAACCAGACAAGAGTACAACGAACTTTATAAGCGCATCGAAGCGCTCACCGATGCGTGGGAAACCTACGTAAAATCGGTCGCTGTTAACATCAGCGATCGCTACGGCAATGGCGTAGCAGTGACTGACTGCAAGGAAGATCTGCTGCGCTACCTCAAAGACATCAGTTGAATTTTGATTTAACCTCGGGGCTGCCTTACCGGGCAGCCCCCTTTTTTGTCCAGGTGCAATATGGACCCAGTCATCGCGCTATTCTGCGATTATGAATCGTTCTACACCCAGGAATACTCGCTCAAGAAAATCTCACCGGCCGAGTATATCCTTGACCCGCGCTTCGAGGCGATCTGCCTTGGCGTGGCTAACCTTGTCGATCCGCCAATGCTGATCGACGGGCCGGAAATCCCCACCTTCATCGCGTCGCTTAAATTCCAGCAACGCTGGGGCAAGCAGATTGCCATGATCAGCCACAACGCTCAGTTCGACATGGCAGTGATGGCATGGCGCTTCGACTTCATCCCCGATTTCATCGTCGACACCATCGCCCTGTCGCGCACCATGCTCGGCCCGCTCCTGCCCTCGCACAGGCTTGAGGACGTCGCCGCTCACTTCGGCCTGCCCGCCAAGGGCACGCTGGTCAAGGAAGTGAAGGGCATGACGCGTGCCGACATCATCGCCTGTGACCTGTGGCAGCGCGAAGTCGAATACTGCCTGCACGATACCTGGCTATGCCGCGAGATTTATCGTCGTCTGCTTCAGCTGGTCCCGCCTGACGAACTGATGCTGCATGACATGGTCACGCGCTGCACGACCGAGCCGGTGCTCAAGGTCGACGAGGTGCTGCTGCACAGCCACCTTGACACCGTGTTAAGAGAGAAAGCGGCGGCACTGGCGCAGGTCGAACAGCTCGGCGTCACCAAGGGCGATCTGATGAGCAACCAGAAGCTGGCCGACGTGCTGCGCAGGCTCGCAGTCGAGCCGCCGATGAAAACCTCGCCGCGCACCCAGGAGCAGACCTACGCCTTCGCCAAGAGCGATCAGGAGTTCATCGATCTGCTCGAACATCCCAACCTTGTCGTTCGAAGCGTGGTCGAGGCGCGGCTCGAAATCAAATCGACCATCGAAGAAACCCGCAGCAGACGCTTTATCAAGATCGCCGAGCTGGAGTTTCCCAACGGTCGTTGCCGTCTACCCATGCCGGTGATCATCGGCGCGGCGCACACCCATCGCTTCGGCGGCGGTTGGGATCTCAACGTGCAGAACCTCGGGCGCGAATCGGAGTTGCGTCAGGCGATCTATGCTGACGACGGCTACGTCCTGCTGGTGGTTGACGCCAAGCAGATCGAGGCACGGGTCGCTGCCGAGTTCTGCGGCGAGACGGAATTGGTCGAGCAGTTCCGGCGCGGCGAAGATGTTTATGCGGCCTTCGCCAGTTTGGTGTTCGGTCGTCCGATCACCAAAGACAACAAGCCGGAACGCTTCGTCGGTAAGACCGGCATCCTGCAGTTGGGCTACGCCAGCGGTTGGCTTAAATTCCAGCGCACGGTGTGGCTGAACAGTCGCAACACTGAGACGCCCGTGGTGTTGAGCGATCAGTCAGCGATCGACACCGTCACCACCTATCGCGCCCGCATGCAGCGCATTGTCGGTACCTGGCGCGAGCTCGACCGCATCCTGTCGATGATGGCCGACCTGCCGGAAATCGGCGAGGGCGAGGGGTTGACCAAAAAATGCGTGACGTTCTACAAGAACCTGATGGTCGGCCCGACCGGGTTGCCGATTTATTTCCCCGATCTAACTTACAACTATGAACTCAATGGCTGGTTCTTCCGTGACGGTCGCAAGACCCGCAAGACCTATGGCGCTTCTCTGCTGGAGACGATTTGCCAGCATCTGTCGCGTTGTATCGTCATGATGGCGGCGGTCCGATTGCGTGTGCCGATGGAAAGTTTAGGCGCTCGGCTGGTCCATTCGGCGCACGACGAGCTGGTCTACCATGTGCCTGTCAGCCAGGTAGAACCGGCGAAAATCTGGGCTGAATTGGAGATGAACCGGCCACCCAGCTGGCTGGCCAACCTGCCGCTAGCCTGTGACGTTGGCGTGGGCCAGCGCTATGGCGATTGTAAATGACACATAGTTTGCCTATGTACGCTGCGTTAGAGGGGGTGGCCCTTTCTCTCCTGTTTAAGGGTCCATCAATAGGCCGTCCGGTTCCAACTCACCGGGCGGCCTTTTTTTATGTCGAAACGAAAGGAACATGACATGCCAACGATGTTGACGGAAGAAGAACTGGAACAGCAAGCCGCTGATCCGACCGCGTCACGCACGGTCAATCTGATGGTCGATGTGAGCGACACTGCACTGCGTCAGGTACGTGCCGGGTTCAACCCCGATAGGCTTATGCAAGTCGGTCAGCTTCATCTGCTGGCGGCCGCGTTCATCACGACCTGCGAGAAATTGCGCGACCAAAAGAAACCGATGCTGCCGCAGGACGGCATGCCGGAGGATGTTCCAGCCTCCACGGTGTGGCATGCAATCGATGAGGCGGCGCGTCATTCGGCGGTCGCCATCACCCATGCCGAGACGGCCTGCATGTTCGCCGTTAAGGCGGCGACCGCGCTGGTCTACGCCAGTAAGAACGTGAAACCGCGTAAATCGTAAATTTTCTTCTTGACATTATGTCAAAAAGAGAGCATAATGGGGTGAGATTGACATCTCACCCCCCTTAACCTCGGAGGTTGCATGGCACGACATTCGCTGAAGGCTCAGCGTGAGTTGGCAAAACTCGCATCAGAGTTCGATCTCGAACCGATAGGTTGGACCGGCAAGGCGCATCTCAAGTGGCGCCATGTGCCGACCGGCCGGATCATCATCACGGTATCAGGATTGCGGGGACGCGTGCTACAAAACCAGAAGCGCGACATCAAGCAGTGCATTCGTCGCTTCATGGGAGATCGTAATGGACACGCTCAACCGCACTGACATTCATGGCCGACCGGTCATCGAACAGCGGGCCTGGAGTTTTTCGGCGCTCGACAAGTTCACCAACTGCGCCCGCAAATATCATCACTACGACGTGCTGAAGGATATCAAGGAACCCGAGAACCCCAAGATGCGTGAGGGGTTTAAGGTGCATAAGGTGATGGCCGACTACATCCGCGACGGCACACCACTGCCCAAGGAATACGAGCGCTTCGCTGACTGGACGACCACCATGATCAAGCCGGGCGGCGTCGTGCTGGTCGAGCATCGCATGGCCTGCACGCGCAATCTGTTGCCGTGTGCCTACTTCTCGAAAAAGCGCAAAGTGTGGTGCCGGGCACAGGCCGATCTGCTGGTGATGGATGGCGCCTTCGGACTGAGTGTTGACTGGAAAACCGGCAGCGAGCGCGATCCCAAATATGACCTGTTGCCAACCAACTTTCAGCTCAAGCTGACAGCACTGCTGGCTTTCCTGCACTTCCCCGATCTACAGACTATCAAGAGCAAATATGTCTATCTCTACGACGGTGTGGCGACCGACTTCACCGTCACCCGGCAGGAACTGGCGCGCGGCTTTATCGAGCAAATCGACGATCTCGTAGGAGGCTTTCAACATGCCTTCGACACCAATCAGTTCCCGCCGCGACCATCGGGACTCTGCAAAAAACACTGCGCCGTCGCCTCGTGCCAGTATTGGGGAAAAGGTTACTGATGGGGAGGACGCCGTGGCAAATAGCGATTACTTCCTGAACGACTGGGCACCGGCCGAGTTCGAGTGTCCGATGTGCAAACAGCGCACCGCGCAATGGCGCACCTACCAGTCGCCCGCCGATCCCGAGGAACTGACCCAGTTCCGCTGCATCGAATGCCACACCTATTGGTGGGACCAAGAACCGAACGGAGAATAAGCTCATGGACACCGAGAAGATCTATCTTGACCGTGCCGAAGCTGAAACGCTTTATCGCAAGTACAAGGAGCACGCCAACTATTCGTCGCCGATCGACTGGGAGTGCCAGCGCGCCTACCAGCTGCTCGCCAAGGGCAAGCTCGTCATCAAGGCGTTGGAGAGCGTGGTCGCTGCTGGGTTGAACGAAGCCAGCCTGCCCAAGCTCGCCCTCGCCGGAGCGACCGCCAAGGCGTGCTTCCTTAAGCGCCGCATCAATGGTAGCGCTACGATGCGATCGACCGACAACTGGCGTACCAAGTCGAACTCGTTGCATTTTGCCAACGCCAGCTTCCGCTTCCCGGCTGACAGCTTCCCGTGGGGCTGGGACCGTAAGAGCCGCGTCTGCTGGTCAAATCACAAGGCTCAGTTGCCGCTCATCCCGGTCCACCTGCGGCCTAAGCGCGGGCTGGCCAACTACCATGTTTTGTGGGAAGCCGAATGGCAGCCGATCCCGCCGCGTGATCCTTACCTGCTGCGCCGTATCGGCAAGGCCGATCTGTGGCTGGTCGTCGCTCACTGGGACCTCACCGAAGTCGAGCGGGCGGTGCTGGCGACACGGGTGGCAACGTAGTGCTTGGGTGGGTCACCAATTGGTGGCACGCCAGACAGCGTGCGATCGACATGGAAATCCTGTGGCCCCAATGCTGCGCTCTGGCTCAGGATCTCGACCATGCCAAAATGGCATTCGCGGTGCATGCCTACAGCGACACCGCGTGGACCTGCCTTGGCGACGACGCGCTCTACAAGTTCATCGATCAGCTGGAATGTCAAGAGGGAAAAACTTGAAACCGCCAACCCACAAATTTTTCAAAGGGTCGATCTAATGCATGGTCCTGAATATTATGTTAAAAGAAAAGTTTCTAATTACCTTGACATATTGTCAAAACAACTTGACACGATGGGTCTAGAGTTGTACCATTCAATGTTCGTCCCTAAAGGCTTCGGCAGGCGCAACGTCCTCGACTACACCATCTGCCTGTTCGGCTGGTTCGTGGCGATCGAGACCAAGGCACCCAACGAATGGCTGACACTTCTGCAGCGCAACACCTGTCGGAACATCCTGCGCTCCGGCGGCACAGTGTTTATCATCAGCAACGACGAAGGGTTGAACGCCTTCAAGCGCTGGGTTGACCGTCATGTTGGTTGGAACTCTTAAAGTCCAAGCCACCGCCGAGGTGCGCGCCCTCTTCCCCGACGCCCCCTCGTCGGACGGCTGCGTGCACCTTGACCACACACCACGCTATACCATCCCGCTGCGGTCCCTCGGCATCGACGTCCCCTCGTCGCTGCGTTCGACTTACGACTTCTGCGGCGGCAAGCCGTTCGACATTCAGATCCGCACCGTCGAGAGCATGACGGAGAATCCCCGGAGTTATGTTCTGAACTCGATGGGCACCGGCAAGACGCGTTGCGCTCTCTGGAGCTTCGACTATCTCAAGAAACTCGGGCTGGCGCACAAGATGCTAGTCGTCTGCCCGATCAGCACGATGACCTTCACCTGGGCGGCCGAAGTGCTGAAAGCGACACCACACTTGCGCTGGACGGTGCTCTACGGCACCGCCGAACAGCGTCACAAGAAATTGGCCGATGACAAGGTTGACATCTACATCGTCAATCATGACGGCCTGAAAGTCATCCACAAGGAAGTGCTGAAGCGCCGCGACATCGACGTGCTGTGCCTCGACGAGCTGGCGGTCTATCGCAACAACACCATACGCACACGCATCGCCACCAAGGTGGCTGAGCGCATGACGACCGTGTGGGGCATGACAGGAAGTCCCATGCCGAATTACGTCACCGACATCTGGAACCAGATCAGGATCATCACGCCGCATCGCGTGCCTAAATATTTCAGCCATTTGCGTGAAGAGCTGATGTACCGCCTCAACGAATGGAAGTGGGTCAACAAGCCGGGTGCCGTCGACAAGGCGTTCAACTACTTCCAGCCCGCCGTGCGTTACACGCTCGACGACATCATGGAGTTGCCCGAAGCCTACGTGCCACCCCCTATCGAGACCGCCTTGGGCAAGGAACAGAAGCGCATCTACGACGAACTGCGTAAATACGCCATGGCGATGGTCGACAAGGGCGAGGTGACGGCGCTCAATGCCGGTGTCGTCATGTCGAAGCTGTTGCAGGTCTCGACCGGCTGGCTCTACGACAGCAAGCACAACATTCATGAGTTGGACGGCGGCGCTCGTTTGCAGGCGCTGGCCGACATCATCGACGCGGCGCAAGGCAAGACCATTGTGTTTGTGAGCTATCTCCATGCACTGAATGGTGTCCATCGATATCTGATGAAACATGCGGCGAAAAAAGGAAAGGAGGCGCAGCTTCACATGCCGCACATGATCCAAGGATCAGTTTCGCCGAAAGAACGCACGAGGATATTCAACGCTTTCCAAAACACCGATGACCGTGCACCATTGGTGGCGTTCCCGAAGTGCATCAGCCACGGAGTGACCCTCACGGCGGCTGACACGGTCGTGTGGTTCGGGCCTTCCCTCAGCGCCGAAACATACGATCAAGGCAACGCGCGCATTCGCCGGGTCGGGCAAGCGAGACGTCAACTGTTTGCCCATCTGTCGAGTACGCCCATCGAGAAGCAGGTCTATAACCTGCTCACCAAGCGTCTCCTGCAGCAGGATAGCTTCTTGAGCTTGCTGGAAGACGCGTCATGGGATTAACGTCGTCGTAACAGGAGAAGATCAAATGGATAGTAGTATGCCAACTCCCGGAGCAAATCCGGCGAGCCGACCGTCGTTCGATCTCAATTGGTTAGTCAGTCAGTTCGTGGCGTTGCGGGATCGCAAACGCGCTCTCGAAAAACAGCACGAAGCTGAACTGAAACCGTTCACCAAATTGCTCGACGAGATCGGCGGCAAGCTGCTGCAGCATCTACAGGAGATTAAGGCTGACAGCGTGTCAACGCCGGGTGGCACCGCCTACCAGATAACCAAGCCGAGCGCGGTCATCCGCGACGGCGCTGCTTTCCGATCCTTCATCACGACCACCGAAAATTTCGACATGGTCGACTGGCGGGCTAACGCCAACGCCGTGTTCGAGTACATCGCCGAGCATGATGGCGAGCCGCCGCCCGGCATTCATGCATCGACTTTTGTTCGTATCGGTGTTCGCCAACCCAACGAGAAGGAATGATCATGAGCCAATTGCCGACACCCAACCAAGGTAACCGTAGTCTCGCCCAGCTGATCGCCAATCTTGGCCAGCAATCGCCGGTCGTCGAAACGTCCAAGGCCGATCCGCGTTCTCTTGCGGCTGGCATCAAGCCGTCGTTTGCCAGCATCAATTTCAAAGGCAAGACGTGGGGCATTCGCCATCGCGGCACCACCGAACAGCTGCTCGGGCAGATGCCCAACGGCCAGAAGTTTGCCATCCCGACGATCGACGTGGTGATCGTGAAGTCGGCCAGTGCAATCAGCAAGACCTATTACATCGAGAAATTCAAGGACGACAGCTTCAAGCAACCGGACTGCTGGTCGACCAATGGGCTGAAGCCTGACCCGGCTGCGCCGAAAAAACAAAACGAGACCTGTAGAGGCTGCCGATGGGACGCCTTCGGCTCGCGCACTATGGATGATGGGCGCAAGGGCAAGGCATGCTCCGACAACAAGCGCACCGCTGTCGTCCCGGCGCTCGACCTGAAAAACGAACGCTATGGCGGGCCGATGCTGCTACGCCTGCCGCCGTCGGCTTTCAACGCGCTGTCCGAGCTCGAAACCCAGTTGCACATGCAGGGCTACCGCTATTACGGCATCGTCATGCAGCTGTCGTTCGATACCGAGGCGGCCTTTCCCAAGATCATCTTCACGCCGACCCGCGTGTTGAACGATCACGAGGCGCAGGAGGTGATCGCTCTGCAGGACAACGAATTGGTCGACCGCATCCTGAACGAGGAAGCGACCGAAGTGACCGGCGATCCCGATCAGCCTGTCGAGCAACCGACGCCGACTAACGTTCATCCGCTACGTGCCCAACCAATTGCGCCGTCGCCAGCGACTGCCTTCAGTGCAACCCCGCCACCGGCTGCTCAAGCACCGGCAACGGGCGTCTCGGCTGGCGCTTTCGGCGGTGCGCAAATCGGCGTGCAGATCACCGAGGAAAACCTGGAGAAGGCTCGCGCTATGGTGCGTGAGCAACCCATGACCGCCGAGCAGCAGGAGATTGCTCGCCTCAAGGCGGAACTGGCTGCTGCTCAGCAACCCAAGCCGCGGCGCAAGCGCAGCGCGCCGGTCACGCCGAACGGTGGTCAGCCCCAGGTCACGGTGCAGGCGGCCGAGCAGGAACCTGAAACCGACGATGAAGATGGCGAAGAGCCGGGCGATCTGCAGGGCCGGATCGACCAGTTGCTGAAGCCGTCCGGGGGGTCGTCCGCCACCTAACAAGGAGGGCCGTCGTGATGGAGAGCACGACACCGTTCGGGGGCGGCACGGGCAATGCCGCCCCGCTGGCGCAGTTCCTAGGCTGCGTTGTCCCGTGGAGTTTAACTGATCCGGCCGACAGTTTTGTGAACATCCATGCTTTCGGCGGCAACGGCACCGTCACCTATAAAGGCGGCGGGCGGGCCTACGCCAGCATGGTTGAGTTCGGCTTCCTGCAGTCGTTCGTGGCGTTTCTTAATCGCATAGACGCTGAAATTTTTTTCTGCCTCTCGGCTCAGTCGCAGTACGAGACGATGAAGGGCAACCACCGGGTCGCGTCCAGAGGCCGTAAATTTGCCCGCTGGATGCGGTCGCTGGTTCTTGACCTAGATGTCAAGCCGACCGGCTATCCCTCTCAGGCGGCCGCTTTAGCCGCCCTGCTGCCGTTTTTGGACGACACCGGGCTGCGGCTCGGGCCCTTGGTCAGCACCGGGCGTGGGCTGCACGCCTACATCGTTCTCGATCAGGTTATTGTACCAGCACTTTGGCAAGACCTTGCCAACCGTCTGATCGCCGCCGCACAGGCGCATGGTCTCAAGTTCGACGTCGGTGTCAGTCGCAACCCGGCAACCCTGCTGCGCCTGCCGACCAGCTTCAATCGCAAAGATCCGAATAACCCTTTAGAATGTAGGGTTTTAAATTTCGGCAGCGAGATGCCGCTCGCTGCGCTGACGGCGGCACTGGCGCGCTTCCCGCTAACCCCCGGGGTTGCCCGCACGACCTACACCGCAGCCTTCGACCCGGCGATCCTGCCACCACGTCCCGCCATCCATGGAGCAGAACATGAGCGAGCCCTTACCAGTCTGGCAGCTTCTCGTGTGTGCACCTCTGTCGACCTCCTCCGAGGAGCTTGTCCAGTTGTTGCGGACAGTGAAGCTCGCGGCGGTGACGGAGATCGCGAACCCCTGTGGTTCGAGTTCGCCAAGCTCTGTCATTACATCCAAGACGGTCGAGATTATTTCCATGCGCTTTCGAAAGACGATGTTCGGTACGACAGCGGGCTGACCGACGATAAGTTCGACACCGCTCAGCCGCAGGGTTGGCCCGCCTGCGCTACCATAGCGGCTGCTAGTTCGGAGGCGGCGGCAATCTGCGCCCGGTGCACTTTCAATCATCAAGGCCATTCGCCGATTTACTACGCCCAGCGTGGCCTGCGCGGCGGCGATGCCCCATCGCTAACCTACGTCAACGGCCACACCGGTTCAGTGTCGGCGCTTGACACAATGTCAACGTCGAAGATTGTACCGATCGCCTTACCCATCGGGTTCAGGCGTCGCGACGATGGTTACATCGTCGGCGCACTCGACGCCGAGCCGGTGTTCTCGTCGCCGATTTACAACATGGAATATGTCGATAGTGCCGAGGGCAAAGGGCAGGTCCAATTTTGCATCCCTTCGGGCAAGCAAGCTGATGACGAAAACGCCTTCAGTGTTTCGGCTGGTTCGATCAACGTCATGCAGACATTCGGCACGCAGTGCTTCGAGCGCGGCCTCTTCTGGCATCCGGAAAAAACAACAACGGTGAAAAAATTCATGGTGTCGTGGATCGAGCAAGTCCGTGAGCGAATGCAGGTGCGCGACATGCCGCGGCTCGGCTGGGTGATGCCGAAAGGCGAGATCGAAGGGTTTGCTTTCGGCGGCCGGATGTTCAGCAAGGATGGCGTACGATCCACCTCACACCACATTGAAGAGTTCGCCACGCCGCGCGGCGATCTTGCCAAGTGGAAAGAATACGCCAGCCTGTTCATCGGCAAGGGGTTGGTCGAGATGGAGGTTATTATCGCAACGGCGTTCGCTGCCCCGCTGGTGATGTTCACGCCGGTCGATGGCATCGTCGTATTTGCCACGTCGTCGGGTAGTGGCAAGGGCAAATCGGCGGCGCTTGAGACCAGTCTCAGCGTGTACTACGGCAAGAAAGGCAAGGTCACGCAGTCGACGGCCAACTTCATCATCAGCCGCCTGAACCGCCTGAATAACCTGCCGAGTTACTTCGACGAGCTGAGCACCGATCCGAGCGAGCAACGGAAATTGGCAAGGCTGATCCTGCAGGCGACAGCAGGCAGTGAAGTCGGTCGGCTCAATCGTGCGGCGCAGGAACGGGAGATATCGACGTCGCGCACCATGCTGGTTGCAGCGGCCAACGACTCGCTGCGCGATGCGGCGCAGCGTGCCGATACTGATGCGCAGGGCGCTCGAATTCTGGAGATCGAGATACCGGACACCCTGCGCCGCATCAACCTGCAGCCTGATCTGGTCGCCAAGACCAGAGACCAGCTGCAGTACCATCACTACGGCGTCGCCGGTCTGGCCTACGCCGAGGTACTGGGCAAGCACCACGAGAGCATTCGCCAGTTCGTCATCGACAAGGCGAGAGAACTGCACCGCAACTTGAACCTGACGGAGCGCGAGCGGTTCTGGGAAGCCGGGGCATCCTGCCTGCTGGTCGGCGCCAGCATTGCCAAGTCGCTCGGCCTGTTCGACTTTGACATGGTGTCAATGGAGAAGTTTATAATCTCGCTGGTCAACAAGCAGCGTGTCACGCTCGACGATATGTCGACCAACGCCGACGATCCCGACGTTCAGGCCGATCGCATTGCCGAGTTCCTGAACAAGCACAAGAACTCTGTCGCCTACAAACCCGACCACGCGCTGCCGGTGCAGGGCCACGGACGCCGCGCTCAGGTGGTCTACAATCCGTTTCCGGCCGCCAATGAATGGGTCGCCCGTGTCGCCAGCGACTATCTGCTGGTGAGCTATGCCAAGTATAAAAAATGGCTGCGCCTGCCGGAGAACGCCGACATCAACCCGCATCGCGCGATCCGCGTGCTGATCAAGAACGGCCGCTGCGTCAAGCCGGGTTTCCGGCGCTCACTCACCGCCGGGTTGATCGTCGATCATCCTGCCCAGATGGAGCACGTCCTGCAGTTCGACCTCAGCCTGCCCGCCAATGAACGGTTCAAAAGTCTCGACTGAAACAGGAGAACACCATGGCCTACGACTATCCCTACCGCGTCGAACGCTGTCGATGGCGCAGCGACGATGTTCCAATCCGTTGGGCTATCGTGCGTACTGGCGACGATGAGCTATGTACGGGCGACGACGTTGTGTTCCTGCATCGCCTGATCGATCTGCTGAATGAGGAGGAGCTGGTGACAGCCATTGAAGGCCGCTAGGGGTATCCCATCTCAGCCAGAATTTTAGACTTAACACATTCCAGAGCGGCCAGGATCTGCGACGCTTTGGTTTTAGCAACGTAATAGTCGACGTTGAAATCGGGATCGTCCTCGGTGCCAGTGTTCAGAAATATTACAACCACCTTGTCGGCAGTGATACGCCCGGACTTCACATCACGAACAGCTTCTTCAAGGCATTCCACAGGCGACCATAGACGATTGTCACCCGCTGCCGTTGCGCGAGCGGCACCCAGCGACATGACATTGTCGTCTGCCATGGTTGACTCCTAATAGGTTTTATCAGCGCGGTTGGCGCTGATCGAGCGCAGCCGCCAGTTGCTCGGAGCGTTCGACCCGCCGCCTTGCAGCGCTACGATATGATCGACATCCTTGCCTGCCAATGCCGCTTTGCCGTAGCGAGCAACCATGTGACGATGGGCCTTGACCCGTTCGGCGTGCTTGAGTTTTTCGGCCGGACGATGCTCGTAGGCGACATCGTAAGCGGAGTAGACCCGGCCTGATGGAGCGCTCATTTATTTCTCGCCGCGCGAGCCTTAGCCCGCCCTTCGGCTCCCATCGCCTGTCGTGTCGCACCCTGCTTGGTAAGCTCTTGCGTGCCTGGCTTGAGATTGCCAGCGCGCTGCTGAGCCTTCGTCGCGATGGCGTAGGCACTGCTCTCCGGTTTGCCTTTCGCTTTCAGCTGACTGACCAGCCGTTCAAGAATTTTTGGCATCAGACACCTCGCTAATGCAGCGGCAATCTATGTGAGTGCCGCCGACATGGGCCATGAAAGTTGGCCCAATCTGCCATTCGACGACGTGGCATTTAATGCGATGCGGACACTCGACCAAGCGCGGTTCGAACTTAAGGGTTGGATACTCGTCGGCGCAGCCATTCAACAGCAATGCCAGTAGCAGTCTGCGCATAGGCACCCCCCGCCGAGGCGCCTCGGCGGGGGATTATATCACCGTCCTACCGCCTAGGCGCGACCGGCGTCGGTACGCTGCCACCGGACGGGGGAGTGTAGGGCGGGCCAGCAACCACCTGCGTCGCCCACTTCAAGCCTTCGTTTGTCTTGACGAGGACCAGCACGGTACCGACCGGCACGCTGCCGACCGGCGGCAGGGTGGGCGGCTGGTTGGGCGGCGGTAGCACGATGGGATGGGCTGGCGCGTCGATGCCGGGACCGGGCGGCCACACTTCGAGCGGCGGCAGGACGATGGGGTGGGTCGGCTTATTGACCATCTCGGGCGGCCACACTTCGGGCGGGATCACGATGGGATGGCCGGGGACCGGCGGTGGCAGCACGATGGGATGGGTCGGCACGCCGGGGCCGATGGCCTCGGGCGGGATGTAGATCGGGTGGGCCGGTTCGACCGGAATGTAGATCGGGTGCGACGGCACGCCGGGCGCGATGCAGTCGGGCGGGATCGGCAGCACGATGGGATGGGTCGGGAAGCCGGGGCCTTGGCTCGGGCCGGGCGGCGGGCCGCCGGGGGCGATGGGATGGGCGGGATAGGGCGGCGGGCCGCCGGGGGCGATCGGATGGGTCGGCTCGCCGCCCGTGGCGAGAGGCGTGATGTAGGCAAGGAACGGCTGCATGAAATCTCCTGTAGGGGCTTGGGTTAACGCTTACTTCATCCACCGTGGCGACTGTGAGCCGTCGCCGTAGTAGCTCATGTGGTTGGCCTCGTCGTGCTGCTCGACGTTATTGGTGCCGTAGAGCATCGGCTTGCCGACGTCGACCCACTGGCCACCCTCGTACTTGCGGCAACGCGTGTTGCCATCGGTCGAACCCTCGTTGGCTTGGGTGATCGAGCCGTAGCCGTTGCTGCTCAGCACGAACAGCTGCTCGCCGGTATTCTCGCCGTTCGACAGCATGACGGCGCGAATGCCGTCGGGGCCGACAATGCCACCGGCAGCGTTCAACACGTAGCTGCCAAGGATCGAGTTCACGCTGTAGACCTGCCGCATGCCCGCGCCGAAGTTTCGGCTGGCGTTGGGATGCACGATCATGACGTTGCTGACGATCGACCACGGCGCCATGCCATCGAGCCCGAGATGCTCCATGTAGATGCCATCACCGGTATGGTTCTCGGCGTGGATGTTTTCCATCAGGCCCTCGAACACGGCGCCTGCGAGGTGGACGCCGTGGCTGGCGTAGTTGGTGAAGATGTCACGCAGGGTGAATTTGTAGATCGATCCGGGATCGCCGTCGGGCGCATAGATTTTAAGGCAGCTGCCTCCCGGAGAGCCGCCCCAACCGTTGCCGTCCATGCACAGCTTCTCGATGAACAGTCCGCGGTTCTGCACGCCGTTGACGCCTTGGTAGGTGATCATATCCTGACCAGCCGGGCCCTGCCACAGCACGCGCAGGAAATTGCCATTGACACCCCACGGGAAGCCGTCGCAGCTCTGCTGTTTAATGACGATCGGTTTGGTCATGATGACCGGCGTCTTGCTGCCGCAGCTGCCGACACGGGCTTCGTTGGCATAGGTCTGCAGGGCGTCGCGCAGCTCGGTCTCGTTGGTGACTGAGTCCATGCCGTCGTCTCCGGGAGTTGGAGGGATAGGGTCGATGGGCGGTTCGACCGGCGGATCGATCGGTGGCTCGATAGGCGGCTCGACGGGCGGGTCACCGGGGCGCAGCAAGGCACCCGGACTGATACGCGCGATCGGGCTCGAAGGAGAAGGTCCGCTCCACACCTCGATGTATTGGCCAGGTGCGGTGTCCATGTCGGCGAAGATTTCCTCACCAGTCGCCTGGTCTAAAAGTTTGTACGGTGGGGTCATCGGCGAGGCTTACGGTCGGATTCGAGCTTGCCCTGCCAGTAGGTCGTCGCGTTGGTGGTATGCCCGTAATCCGGATCGGAGCGGTGCGGACCTTTATGGTTGGCCGGTTTGGCGTAGGGATTGGGACCGCTATCAGCAGGCGGTTTGGCAGGAGGACGCAGCGGGGTACGCGGACCGGTTGTCGGCATGGCCGTTCTCCTGTTAGTAGCGCAGCGCACCAGTGTGATAGACGATCACTATAATGGCGACAATCAGAACCAAAATATAGAGGAAATTTTTAAGCCATGTCGGCGAGCCGGGCGGCAATGGAACATAGTAGATCGCCCACATGACAAGCGCGAGAACGACGATGATGATGAGGATCGTCAGGAGTACCGACATAGCTCGCTCCTTTTCGGAAAAAAGTGTGCACCGATACTCCCGACTGAACCTTCACCGTACTGTCTTGCCCTTGGGAAACGGTGCCGAAACCCGGCCACCTTTGCGGAACCCAGGCGCACCGCCGCCCATGTCCTGCTGACGATCGAGCGCTTCCTCGGCCGGTGACCCTTCAGCCATGGCGGGTGGAGCGCGACGTCGCGGTGGCGGTGGCGGTGCCTTGGCGCCACGGCCGATGAACGGAGGGAGTTTTCCTTTTGCCATGATCTATCCTTTCGCTTTGCAGGAGACGTGAGTGGACGATCCGTGCTTGACCATGCCGCCCTTGTTGTAAGCCGGTATGGCTCCCGCAGCCGGGGTAACGCCCGACGGACCCGGTGGAGCGAGATACTGGTTCTGTTGCAGGGTACGCTGATCGAGCATCCTGGTATCTGGTTGAGCCGCCCGATCGACAGCAGCTTGGCGACGGACGCGATCCCAGTAGCCAGCTGACAGCTGCGTCCGTGGATCGACTGCTGCAGCGGGGACGCCGCCGCTGGCCATCTTGACGATGCCCTTGCCTTTGGTCGCCGCCGCCATCTGCTTGCGGTCGAGCGCTTCGTCTTCGCGCGACCCTTCCTTCACGCCCTTTTTTTCAATGTCGAGCGGAGAGTTTTCGAACTCCTCCTTTGTCATTTTGGGCATGACCTTTCCTCCTTTGGCGTGAAGCGCAATGCCGCGCGGGCGAACTGCTTCGGCGTCGTTAATGAACCGAGGATCTCCCGGCGCATTCGGGGCGACCCAACTTTCACCGGGTTTCATCGTTTTGATGGATTTAGGATCGGCAAGAATACCGCTCATTTTTTTCATCCACCAGTCGATGTCGTCGCCACCAGCCATCACTTACCCCCCTTGCCCTTTTTCCAGTTCTCGATCTGCGGTTCGTTGCCGACACCACCGATCTTAGCGCTGAGATCTGGCTGTGAACCAACAGCAGGCAATGGCTTGGTCGATTCTAACTTGCTAGTTTTCTTGGTTGACTTCATGTCAAGCCTCCTATGGCAGGTTCAGTTTGTGATCCGCCGGGTGATACTTGTCGAAGAACTTCACGAAGTCCCGCGGATCGACGTTGGCAAACATGCTGGGGTTCGGCGTGTAGATTTGAAATTTCCCATCCTCATGCCACGAGCCGTGTTCGGGATTGTCCATCAACCGGCTGATCTTGTCGTCGGTGCGCTCGGGCGGCGGTTCAGGCTCGGGCTCAGGCTCCGGCTCTGGATCAGGTCGCATCCATTGCGGGTCGACTTCCTCATAGGTGTCTGACTTCGGCCAGTCCTCCATGCCTTTCTGGTAGGGGGTATTGCCCGGCAGGTATTCGTCTGGCCCGCGATGGAGCATCGTTTCCCCTTCCTGCGGGCGGTACGGGCCGCGACGTGCCGAATAAGGATCGTCGACATCGACGTCTTCAGGTTCAGGGCGTACCACAGGACCACCGGCCGCGTAGCGCTGCGCAATGCCGCCCCGCCGATAGCTCTTGAGGTATTGCCGCATGCCATCCAGCATTTGTTTTTGATTCGGCGTGTAGACATCCTTCCACTCGTTGTTTTCATCGGGTGTCAGGTAACCCCGCAGATAGGCGTCGCTGCGACTGTTCTGCATCCAGTCGTCGATCGTCCGCGTTTCACCTTGTGCCTGATCCTGCTTGTAGGCTTGCAGATCAACCTTCATTTGCTGCGGCGTGAGTGTATCGATGAATGCCTGCTTCATGCCGTGCCATGTCGGATCGACCGGCTGACCTGTAACGCGATCAACGCTACCCAGGTGATGCAGGAGATCACCGGCAACCGCATTGACCAACCGATCGCCCTGCAGCGAGCCCTTGTAGACCTCGATGGTGCGCTGACCAGGGTTTGGATTGTCGCTTTCGTCCGCCGGATACGATTCTAGCTGATTGCCGCCGCTCTTAGCCGGATCGCCCCACTGCAGCTGCGTGCCGCTCAGCGCGTCCTGCAACCGTGGAAAACGCTGGGTAACTCCTGTCCTGATGGCATCCCAGTCGGTTGGCGGTGCCGGTGCCACCTCACCGCCATCGGCGTATCTTCTCGCCATCTGATTCCTCGGATCGTAATGCTTCTGGCCGGGCTTTGGATTGTAGTCGGGCTCGGCATCAGGGAACGGATCGAAATCTTCCGGCAGCAGATCAGGCGACCTTGGCTGCTCGATCTGCGGTCTCGGTGGAATCTCGTTTCCCCTCCACGTCGCCATGTCTAACTCCCGGGGTTACCGCGGCACGCCGTAGGCTGGCTCTTCACGCAGGAATGGACGCGTTTGTTTGCTCAATGGCAAGCCCATCTCTTCCTGCGGCTGCTTCTGTCCCTTGGCCCGCACCCCGACAGCCTTGAGCAGGACATCACGCGTGATGCGCTGGGTCTCTAGCGGATACTGGCGATTGAACGCGTCGATGCGCTTCTGAATCATCATCCGCTCGGCCGACGTCGCCCCCGCCCATTCCTGCACCAGACGGGTGCGCTCGGCGGTGTAGCGGTCGGCCATGCCCTTGATCAGATCGTGGTGCTCACGCTGCATCGTGGCGCTGGTCGGCTGGAAGCCAGTGGCACGGATGATGCGTTCCTGCGTGCTCATTGGCGGTCTGATCACCCGGCCGCTCGGCGTTACCGTCGCCTCGCCGGAGGTGGCGGCATCCAGCGAATCGGCCAACGCACGAACGTTCACCGTCCAGCGTGCGCCCTTCAGTAGAAGCTGTCGACCCTCAGCGTAGGCGCCATCGTTCATCGCCTGCAGGCCCTGCACCATGAACTGAACACCCTTGATGGTGTCCTGCATCATGTTGCCGCCCGAACCAAAGATCACGCCGACCGCTGCGCCCATGATGTCACGCGGTTTGCGCGATGTCGGTGAGCTGAAGAACAGCGTGTTGCTGAGACCTACCCGGCCGCCGATATCGACCGGTCCGAGGCGAGACACGCCGTCACTGATGACCTGACCGATCGGTCCGAAATGTGTCGCCATCAGTTGACGGAACTTGTTCTCGGCGTCGTCCGCCGTGTAGTTCGTAACGCCCGCCAGATACAGCGCGTTGAGCGGTGCCTTGAGAATTTCAGTCGGCAGACCCAGCACGCCCGCCGCGCCGATCGTAACCCCTGTCAATCCGGCAAGACGGCGGAAATGTTCCATCCGCGCTTCCTTGGTCTCGCCCTTGAACGTACCGACCGCCGATTCGATGAAACTCGCAATGACGCGCTGCGGGTAGAGCTTGTACTGACTGGCCAGTCGTAACACCGGCCCTTTATTGAACAGCGACGGCTTGTTCCAGTTGCGATAGTCACCGGCAGATTTGTACATGACGTCGATGGCGTAATCGACCGCCTGCTGGTGCCAATTCTCAGGATCGCCCTGCTTCTCACGCTGGAGTTTCTTGATCTCAAGATTGTACGCCGTGATGCCCGTGACGAAGCGGTTCATGTTCTCGACAGCGGCGTTGGCCGCCATGAAAACATTGGTCGCCCAATCGGTGGCACGTTGCAAGAGGCTGGTCGATATGCCGTAGAGCGCCCGCTGATATTCGACGCTGGCCGTCGTCTCGAACAGACCGAGCTCAGACGCCTGATGGACAAAATCCGAAAGCTGCGGCGCGTTGCGCTGCTTGCCGATAGCCTTGTCGAAGATCGGTGCGTAGTCGGTCAATCCCCCCGTGCGCCCGATGAACGCCTTGCCCGCGTCGAGAGCGCCGCGCAGCGCCATCATGAAAGGATTGATCAGGCGGTAGGTGTTTGCCATTTCGCCATAGACGCGAACCGGGTTGTGATGATCCATCATATTGGGCGCACCCAGCACCCCTGGCTCGGTCGCGTTAGTGATGAAATACGACGCACCGGCCAAGCGGCTCAGCA